ATGGCGATTCGCGGCGTTGATCTCTTCTGTGGCGGCGGCGGGAGCTCCTGGGGCGCCCGTGCTGCGGGTATAGAAATGGTGGGGGCGGTTGATGCCTGGGATATGGCGGCGTCGACCTATCGCTGCAATTTCCCGAATGCAAAGGTGGTTGAGGCACGTCTCGATCGCTGGTCCAGCGGGGCGCTAATGGGTGATATCGGACGCGTCGACCTACTCCTGGCATCTCCCGAGTGCACGAACCATACTCCAGCGCGTGGCGGACGCGTTAAAGATGAGGAAAGCAGGGCAACAGCTTTCCATGTGCTGAAATTTATCAGAGAGATGAAGCCGCGTTGGGCCGTCATCGAGAACGTCATCCAGATGCAGTCATGGGAGCGATACTCAAATTTCCTCAATGCTCTTAAAGAGCATATGCAGGTGAAAGAGTGTGTGCTTGACGCGCAGGATTTCGGTGTCCCGCAGACTCGTCGACGGCTTTTTCTAATTTGCCGCAAGGATGGACCGCCAGAGCTTCCCAAACCGCCACCAGGAATCCGCCGCACTGTTCTTGAAATCTTAGCCCCAACGGGAACCTATAAGACCCGCCCCTTGTTTGGTAGCGGTTTGGCTGAACCAACAATCGCCCGCGCCGAGCGTGCAATGGATGTGCTGGGACGCGGGGTGCCATTCCTGATCGTTTATTACAGCAGCGATGGAGCGGGTGGCTGGCAGCGAATTGATCGGCCAATTCGAACACTTACAACTCTCGACCGGTTCGGTCTCGTTGAATGGATTGGAGGTGAACCGAGAATGCGAATGTTACAAGTTGATGAGTTGCAGCGAGCCATGGGCTTCAACGGCGATTATGCCCTCAGTCAAGGCACGAGGCGCGACAAGATCAAGCTGCTGGGCAATGGGGTGTGTCCCCCCGTCATGCAGCATATCGTAACTGCGCTGACTGCTTCCGTAGCCGCCTCTCTCCCAGCACGGCCCTACAAAGCTGGAGGGCAACAGCAGTCCACCAATATCTCGACCAAACGACGCCGCACGGCCATAGAACTGGTCCCGACATTATAGTTTGGGATTTTGGTTCCCAGTGGCGGGCCAGAAAATGTTTTGTTCGCGGAGTATTGTAGCTTTCAGCTTGGCGTCAGCGGAGCCATACTGCGGTCATGAGATCAGACACTGAAAGTTCTCGCGAGCGTCGATGGGTGGTTGTGGCGACTGATGGGCGCTATGTTACACTTGGTCGGGATAGTGATCCCAGCGAAGAGGAAATTGCCACCGCTGAGCGAGCCTTGCGTTTGCAAAACTTGAGCGGTTGGCTGGCAATAATGGAGGGGAGTCCCTGGGCTGGAGAGACGCCTCGGCTCTTGGAGGTGAGGTCTTTGGCCTCTCCGGTAACTACCTTTGCTGACGCAACCAAAGCGTGCATTGCGGCGATTGTGGCCAAGCGAGCCGAGGCGAGGGAGTGACACACAACGGGCAGCAGACCAAACGTGCAACACCCCCTAAAGCATCCTGAAACCCCGCGGTGACATAAGTATGCTGTCCTGGCTGATGACTGGACTTCCCGGAACTCATACACGTGTCAGCGTAACCGCTTTTTTCTCAGCAGAAGCAGCGCACCCGCAGGTAGATCCGCCGTCGAAAGGCTCATACTCCACACTGTGATGCGCTCCTTATCAGCCAACTATGCATGGCAATCGAGCACAACTGCAATGCCGCACCAGTCTTGATCTGAAAGGCATAACCCTCTGGTTAGATGTATTTTCTGCATCGCGGAGCGCTTCCAGAAAGATGCGGATTCTCTTCGGCGGAATGGAGCCTGCGCGCGGCGCGGTGAACATCGCGGACCAGCTTTTCGGCTGGCACCCGCGTGGGCGGGACGGAGGAGTTCTGGCTCATCCTCACTCTCCTTGTGATTACGATGAGCCAGAAATCCTCCGTTAGTCAAATCGCCAGTTTGGTCCCTTAGGTGCTGACGGGGGACAGTCACAACCTTCACAAGCGATTGCCGAGTACTCGAAGGAGCGCTCTTTCGATTGCTCTCAGTCACACCATCATTGATCACAGACGCCCACAAACCAGTTCGCCAGCGCAGATGGCAAGATCAATCAGCTCAGGCGCAAGGTGGAGGACAGACAGCGGTTACTATTCGAATGGGGCATAATACTAAGATAATGGTATTTTATTAGGTCGAATTAATGAGCCCAATTCAAGATAAAATACATTATCGCCTGGCTCGGAATATTCATCTTCTTGATAATCTCGCACTGCGGCGTAACAGATCTGGACAGAAGGATTCGAAAGAGCATAAAGCCCCACACCTATGGTGGATAGTTTAGTATTCAATGGCGCGATAACAATATTCTGATGAAGAAAACTTCCTATAACGGCATGAATTTCCAAACAGGTTTTCAGCGGATCGCGCAGCGAAAACTCGAAAATAGATGCTGGACAGGAATGCAGCGACGAGATCTCCCTTTGCAGCTTCTCGGCGCGAAGACGCATATCGGCAGACATCGATTCGCCCAACCTTGGTGTTCCAATCAAAACCTCGGCCGGCTCATAATTTTCGATGATACTTTTTGCTCGAGCAAGCTCAAATCCCAGCAACAAAACGAGCTTGGTTGGCAAGGAAGGGCGCATATCTCCAGCATAGCCTACTACTGATCGATGCTGCACGACATCGCCAGAAAGCCGATCTCCCATCTTTAGCGCGCCGACGTAGGCGAGCATCGCAGTAGAATATAAAAACCCTGAATTCTGGAGAATAAATAAAAGAATGAGCAATTCTTCCCGCGGAAACGAACTGATATCCAATATCAAACGGCCGTCGTGGTTGGCTTCAAGAAAAATCCGAAGGGCGCTCTGCATTGCTAAGGCAGTATTGAGAGCGTTACTGCGGTCAAGCTCAACGATTTCTGCACACGGGGCTGCTGCGCGGCACCTCAGCAGATTTGCCGTGGATCTCTCGCTCCGCTCTGCGGACGCGAAAATCAGGCAGGAGTGAGGACCAGTCGCGACGGACAACGCTTCAATCAGTCTGCAGGACCGCTCCTCGAAGCTTGACCGCATGATGAGCCGTACGGTTTCTCTTCCGAATGCATTACGGAATTCACCAATTGGGGTCACGTCAGTCATCTTGCGGGTCATCCAACGCTAGCGTGGGTTGCGAAATTTCGCTGCGGCCAGCTCCGACGCGCATCCTTGCAAAGGCGACGTGGTCAGACAATGCCACTTCAAGCTCGGCCGCTCTCACAGAGAGGTGGGCGGCATAGCCCGATATATCGAGCTTGTAGTGGGGGCCGAGCCGCCTCGACATGATGAACCGCGGCTGCCGACCGAAGATCGTGGCTTTGGCCGCGAGGTCGGTTCTTTGGAAGTAGCTCATCCGCACTCCGAGCTCCAGAATTTCAATGAGCTTGGTGGAAGGTTTCCCATTCAAAACAATTGAAAAAACTCGCCTCTCACTTCGCGATTCATCTAAGAGGAAATGACGAAAAACCGTACCTAGACCGTCAAGAAGACTGCCAAGTTGTTCATATTCTTTGCCTTCGTGCCCGAAGGCGTGAAGGCTCACCTCCGCTTCTGCTTCGACGACTTCATCATCTTGCTTTGGAAAAGCGCGATGCTCGAGGTTGCGCCGAAACTCGCCTGACCACTCCACCAGCACGGTGTCCTGAAGTGCCACCGGTATGCTGCATGGCAGCATACTGCTTCCTTCACTCAGAAGTTGATCATACATCCGGCTTGCGGGCTCGAGGAACCACCTGATCACACCCGAGGACAGGTCAACGAGGGACCGGAAGCCTGCGTAGCTGAAGGTATGAGAGGATCTCGAGCTACCCGCGAGCTCCTTCATTAAGGTCGGGACCGCGTAGCGCGTAACGTCGTCGCGTGGCCGCGCGCTGCCCCGCCGAGCGTTGGGATTCTCGTCAGATGGATGGCGCATCCGACCAGCGCGGATGTCCTCTTTGATGGCCTCAAGCCGGCGCGCCTGATCCTGGTCGAAAGGAAAGAACTCTTCGACTTCAGTCGCTATGCCTACTGCATCGAGCCGCTTCCGGACAATCTCACGAACGCGATCAGTGTATTTGTCGGAATCTGCTGTATATAGAGATGTCAAATTCACGACGCTGAAGTCGTGAGGGCTCTCGATGATACGATTGTCCATTGTACGATAAGTCGCATAGCCAAGTTGTGTGCTAATTTTGAGACATATTACATTCGTCGTCCTGGTCGACACCCAGGAGTTCAGCACTCTTTGCAAATGGCGAGGCAAGTTGTCAGCATCGTCAAGCATCACGAACAGGGGCACTTTGGGCAGGCTGGCAAGGCGCTGGATCGTCATCGCAAACGGCACGATCATGTCCAGATAACCGCCGAGCGCGCCGGCATACTCTTCGGACGGAGCGAGGGGGCTCCGCATGTAGAAGCGGCGGACCGCCATCAGCTCCTGTTCACAGGCCCAGCGGACATTCGCTAGCGGTCCCGTACCCGCGCCTGGCCGGGGCGACTCCAGTATGCCGGGGTTTCCACCTGCTGCGGTGTAGAGCGCGCGGAACTCCTTCTGAACGTGTTCTGCGTCGCTTGGATCGAGCTCGGCACCGAGGCTTTCAAGCATGCCTACTAAGTGAAAGAGCACTTTTAGGCAGAGAAGATGCTCTCCAACCACATACTTCGCATAGCCGGTCAGCCTACCGAGTTCGGGGTTGCCGAACTCCACCTGCTTTAGCGGAACCACGACACCTAAATGAGGCAGTGAGGCAACTGACGACGCCTTGCCAGCCTTGAGCATGACTGCGGGCTCGAGGCTGCGCATCATCATGCTCTTGCCAGTACCGCGGGCGCCAAGAACAAAAGTGTTTTCGGCATCTTTCAGCTTCGGCAGGTCTGTGAAGACGTCCACGAATAGTCGCGCAACATCCTCTGGAGCCAGCTGCTCAGGCGCGCTCACCCAGAAGGGATTCATCTTCATCCGGATGCCCCTGCCTGCTCTTGGGTGCAGTGCTTTTGCCGTAGGATCGCGCCTGAAAAGCGTTCACTTATTTGATCTACGCGACGCTGGTGCGAAGGATAGCCGCTTTCAGAAAGCTCAAGGTCGATCCGATCCAGCAAATCGTCGTCGTCGTGAACAAGTAGCTTCACAAGCAAGCGGTCGTATCTTACAAAATCAGCAAGGAAACGTCCGCAATAAATTCGTTCCGCCTCGCATTTGTCGATTCTTTGGGCAATATAATCTACGAGACTAATTATCTTAGTGTCGTCTGCCGGATCAATGTTATAATCTTCCGCTAGAAGTGACGGATTCAGATCATACTCCAGCGTGATGGTGCCACTGGGAAGGTCAATGATTGGATTAACCACTTGACAATACAGATTGTGAACGACGGCAGCCTTGCTGATATAAGGTTTCTTTAGAGCGATAGGGTCGGCTCGTTGAGGGTTCTCGCTGAGTTCGTCCGCGAATCTCAGCAGTGCCGCCAGGCGCCGCGCGTGCACTTGCACATTGTTCACGACAGCAACCGGCTGAAGGATTAACTGGGCGATAGTATCTTTATCCCCGTCTTCTGTAGTTCCCCCGTGTACGCGGGCGATGGTGCTTATGAGGCGCAGTTCCACGGCTGTCAGTTGGGTTAGATTCCCCATATCCCGAAGAGTTGGGAGCGCTACTTTCTCGTGTCCCTGCCGCCGAACTGCATTACCGGCATCGTGCAGAAGGATGGCGGTGAGGAGGACGAAGACCTCAAACGAGTTCAGCTGGCCGGCCTTGCTTAGATTGCTGCCGCTCTTGATGCCTAAGAGGTGACCAGCCGTCCGAATTACGTCGTTCACGTGCTCGATGTCGTGCCGTGTGTAGCGTCCGCCCTCCGCCGCAAGCCCCGCGCCTGCGCTCCGATAAAAGCTCTGATGTATATACGTTTTCATGCTTTCGTACAGCGCCCAATAGGATAAAGTAGCGTGAGGAAATCCCTCGCTGACCTGCGCTCGCTCTCTGAGGAGCTGCTCCAATTTGGAGTCCATTGTCAGCGTCATGATGCGCAACCGTCGGCCGCCGCGACAATCGCGGCAAAGACTGCCTTCGCAAGCAGGGGTGGCACCGCGTTTCCAACATGCTGTTGCTGAAGCCCGATCGAACCAGAAAACTGATACCGGTCAGGGAACGACTGCAGCCTAGCCGCTTCTCGAACGGAAAGGCCGCGGTGCTCGAAAGGGTGCAAGAGCATGTTTTTCCTGAAATTTCCTATCACGATAGAAGGTTGGCCGCTGTGAAGCCGGCGATAGATTCCGGTATGGCAGCGTGACCGGTCAGTATAGGAAGCCATAAGGTCTCCAGGAATATCCCGCCAGTTCCCTCCCTGCGGGATAAAGGGGTATCGTGCAACGATTTCGGGGGCGTTCAGCGTGACTAGGTGACCATCGCATTCCGTTAGTCGTCCGCGTAGTCGTTTGGCGAACGCCGAACGGGGAGGCTCCGAGTAGGGAAGATGGCCGTGCACCGCGCCAACTGTGAGAGACGGCAGGTCGCCTATCGCATCCGAGACGCTTGGTGGCGGTCGATCTGAGCCAGTCGGAAGAGCTGGCGGACTGCCATCGCGGCACCCAATGGCAAAATACCGCGTCCTACGTTGCGGCACGCCGAATCGGGACGCATCCAACAAACCCGAACGGACTGAGTATCCTCTGGCGCGAAGGCAATTTTCCAAGTTTTTGGCGAATATACCACCATCAGTCTGTAGGATTCCGGCAACGTTCTCGAATAACACCCATCCTGGATCCAGATAATCGACAACGCGCAAAAATTCCCGAAACAGCCAATTCCTCGGATTTGACGCCGAGCGAGTGCGCTGATTGCTCGTTGAAAATCCCTGGCATGGAGGGCCGCCAAACACCACGAGATTGTGACGAATCACTCGCCCAACGCGAAACTCGTCCACATCTTCCACGGCTGCCTGTAATACATTGGTATTCGGGTGGTTTAAGCGGTAAGTCGCTGCTGCGATTGGATGCTTCTCGATCGCCAGACGCACATCTACGCCGGCGTCGGCAGCGCCAAGCGACAGGCCCCCAGCTCCAGCAAAAAGATCGACACCAACAAGCAAGACTTGACTCCTCCGATCATTTATACTCACACAACTAGGCATTTACAACGGGTTGGTGATAGCGTCTCAGCGATTGGACCTTCAGGGTCCTGGAGCGGGGTGGGCATCCGTGGTAAGCTGCCATCCGGAATTGTTACCAATTTTTAGCAAAGTCTGCTGCTCAAGTGTCGGTCGAATTGGGGACTGGTCCAGTATGCCCTCAGTAAAGTGCTGAGGGGCTCACGCCTAGTCGATGGCAGGGGTCTCACACCCTTTCCACCATCCTGAACCCCCTTGAGGCTAACGGCAGGCTATCCCGGCTGATGGCGGCGTCTTCGCCGGGCGCGTTCATCACGCCCCAGATGGCGCGGCGGTTCCGTTCCGCCATGCTGTCGGAAAGCTCCGCAATCCACAGCGTATCCCGCGCTGCACCAAGGCGCCGCAGCATGTCGCGATGCTGGTTGCGGGCCTCGGCGGTGGATAGCGCTGGCAGGCTGAAGGACGCCATGCGCGGGTTCACGATGGCCGGGACGGGGAATTCTGCCCCTGTGTAGGGATTGCGATCGCGCCGGTCGAGCATCACGCGGCCTTCGCGAATGCCATAGGCAGTGCCGCGTTGCAGCCGCCAAAGCTGCCCGGCGACCAGCAGGCCGATATCCATGGACGCCGCTGCACCATCGGTCAGGTCAATGCGGAGATACCGCGCTGTAACTGGGGCTGGCAGTACCAGCACGACATTGCCCTGACTCTCATCCTGCGCCTCGGCGTTCAGCAGCCCGGTGTCTGCAAGCGTCACGCTGAAATTCGCGACATTCGAAAGCCGCACCTGCACCATGGCGCCTGCGCCAAGCGTGGTAGAAATCAGCGCCACGCAATCCACCGGCACCTCGGCACCCAGATCCGTGGTGATGGTCGCGCTGCTTCCCATCAGCCTGGCGCGCCGGCGTGGCTGTGGATCCTGCAGGTTCGTGATCGGCATGGTGGCGATGCTCGCCTGCACCGATGCCACGCTGCCCGTCGCCACCCGGTCCTGCTGCAAGAACGCCCCCGGCATCAGCCCGCCCCCCAGAGTGTGATTTCGACCCGCCGCGCTGTCAGGCTTTCCCGCCAACCAACGACAACCCCGACGAACCCCTCGTCAAAGCCAAAGGCCGGATAGGTCACGCGCCCGATCTGCCCGATCTCGATCTGGCCCAGGAACCGATCCGTCAGCATGCGCACCATGCGCGGCCCAGCTTCCAGGACGGCGCGCCATTTCTCGGCACGCGCCAGCGCCTCAGCCTCGGTCCAGTATGCGGCGGGGAAAGAGATTTCTCGTTGCTGCGCGACGCGCGAGGTGATCAGGCTGCTCTCCGCCCGGGCGAAACTGCCCTCTTGCGACAAGCGCTGCCTGTCCGCTGCCGCGACACTGCCGGCCATGTTGGACAGCGGCGCATGGTTGCGGCCCCAGCGCACCGCAATGGCGCGCGGCAGGGGCCGCAGGCTCGCAGGCAGTGGCAAGGGCTCGCAAGCCAGTATGCAGGCCGAGGGCAGATCGAATTGCGGCGCATCGGTTGCCAGCGGATCAGCAAGCCGCAGTTTTCCCCCACGCCCGGCCGCGAGCATCGCCCCCGAGCCCGCCAGGATTTCCTCGGCGGCAGCGAGCGTGGTGGTCCCGGTCGCGCCCTGGTGAAAGCCGACAATGCCAGGCAGGTCAGCCTCGGCAAAAGCCCAGGCGGTGCTATCGAAATCAGCCGCTTCATAAGCCAATCCCAGGCTTTCCAGCATGCGGCGCAGAATGCCGGCAATGCTGTTCACATAAATCGGCACAGTGTCGCCGCGTAGATCGGTAGTGACATCACCATCCGGCGCCGCACCAAGCTGGAACAGCCCGAGCACCGGATAATCCCGCGCCTGGCCAACCAGGGGTGTACCGGAAGTGATGATAGCCTGCGCCACGCCACGAATACGAATGGCGTCATGCCCAGCAATCTCTCGCCAATGCGACTGATAGGTCGGCAGGCTGCCCGCACCGAGATCCACATTCCCCAGAAACACCGGCGCGACATTGAACACCTGCCCAAGCGTCACGGGCTTCGGGCGGCCCTTGAGTTCATTGCCACCTTCCTGGCCGCCCGTGCCTTGATAAAGCACCGGCTGTAGGGGCGTAGCCATCCGCTCGGTCACGTCCCCCAGCGCCAGCCTGGCGCGGAAATCGCCACCACGTTCCACCCCGCGCATGATGCCAGTGAAAGGCAGGCTCGCGGCGGAAAGGCTGGTGCCGAAATCACTCGCGCGGGGATTGAGCACGGGCAGGCTCAGCAGCCGCACAGCACGGCCATCGGCCACACCATAGCGCGCCAGATCAGCCGAGAAGTTATCGCCATCCGCCACCGCGATTTCCGAGACCGTCAGCGCTACCCTGCCACCCACCGCCAGGGCATCCGCCGCAGATTGGCCGATTTCGATGTCTTCCAGAATACGTGGTTCATAGAAGGCCAGCGCCGGCGTATCGCCTGGCGCCGAGACAAAGCCTGCCGAGGCCAGACGCAGCGTCGCGATCCGTTCCGGTGCCAGAAAGGCATCCGGCAGAAAGGCTGGCGCCAGCATGCCATGCGCATCAAACCCGATCATAGGCCAAAGCGCCCCCGGTTGATGTTGAAATTCTGTTCGATCTCCGCGATCACCAGCGGGCGGTTGTAGATCTCGACCGCCGCGATGCTGCCGACAAAAAAGCCGGCTGATGCCGCTGGCCAGAAATTCAGGCTCTGCCCACCAATGCGCCAATAACCGTCAAAGGGCTGCGATACAGCAGTAACGTTACCCACAACCAGCCCATTCATGCTGTGTAGCGTGGCACCATTGTTGAAAGACACCACGGCGTAGCGCCATTGGTTGTTGGTCACATTGCCATAGAGGAAAGTAGAACTGCCCGGGCTCCAGACGCCCCAGCGCAATTGGCCGGCGGTGTCCACATAGAAGTGCCGATCATAGCCACCGGAACCACCGATCTGCGATGTCTCGAAACCGATCAGCTTGCGCCCGAGTGCGGCAGAGGTTCGGAACCAGACGCCGATAGTAAAACTCTGCGGATTGGAAGTAAGGTTGGCGGTGGTGAGATTGGTGGTGCCATCAAAATTGATCGCACCATCGGCGATATTGGTGGGCCCAGTCAGGGTGCCATGATTGGCGCTGCTGCTCAGATCCGTGAAGGCCAGACCGCTGCCCGGGTAGCATGCCGGGTTAGCAATATCGAAATGCAGCACCAACCCGTCGCTAATGATGCTTGGCGGCGGTGGTGGTGGTTCCGGTGGTGCCGGTACATCCTTCGCCGTGCGGATCGCGATTTCAAGCAGCAGCACGGCGGCGCTGGGTTGCGGGCCGAGGACCAGGCCGGGCCGCGCTGCCAGCGCCGCAGTGGACATGCCGCCGCCAAGAAAGGCCGGCGCATCCATGGCGGGCGCATCGGATGCGATCATGCGATCAGGCTTGAGGAGTCAAAGCCGATGGCCTTCAGCAGCGCGTCTACTTCGGGCGCGAGCAAATTCAGCTTTTGCGCCGCAAGCCACCGTTCGCGCAGCAGCAACTCCGCATCGGTAAGTTCGGTGGCGGGCGCTTCAAGCTTGAGCAGCGCCATGGCATCGCGCAGTTTTCCCGTGGCACCAAGGGCTTCAACCAAGCGGAGCTTAGTGACTTCGCCTGGTGGTGGTGCGGGTGGCGGAGGCGGGTCCTCAGGCACTGTTTTGACTTCAACCACCGGAACGGGTTCAGGCTTTGGAGGATCGGGGATGATCTCGACCCCTTCCATGCCACCAGCCGCGACGATGGCCTCGACCAGCGGATGTTCCACCGGGCGGGGTTCACCGATGCTGAACCGATGCGCCTCCAGCGCGGCAACATAAGCTGCCACGCGATCAGCGAGCGCTGGACCGAAGGCTTCGACGACCTCGGCGGTAATGCGGAGCCTTGGCGCCGACAAGCTATCCGCACCCTCCTCTGGCTGCGCTGCACCTGCCTGGATGGAATCCTCGATGACATTGTCCATGATTGGCCTCCCTGAGTTTCTGGTTTGAAGCCCTCAAGCGCCCGCAAACAGCGCGACCGTACAAATCAGCGCCGGCGGCATATTGGCTGCGGCGCCGCCGGCGAAGTCGCTCACCGTGATGGGCGGTGTGGCATTGCCGATGGAAACATTATGGGCATGCGTCGTATCCAGGCTTGCCGACCAGGTATTGGACTGCCCGTTGTTCGCATCCCAGCTATTCGGCCCCGTCGCAAAGCTGAATATGCCATTGGCCCCGCGATGATCGGTGTAGCGCAGCCCGTAAATACTACCGTAACCCCCGCGCGAATCTGTCGAACCAGTGTGATTATGCGCCGCTTGCGATGCCGCATGACCATGCGTGCCGATGCGCTGATCACCGCCCGCATTACCCAGCGCAGCAGCATTGATGCCCGATACGCCGCTGGTAATCCTGCTGGCAGCAACACCGCCGAGATTATCCAATCCGAATAGTGCGCGACCCCGGACATCGGGCGTGCCAAAGCTTATCGCGCCATCCCCCGCGCCATAGGTTGTGCCGATCGCGGCGAATAGCGTGGCATAGCTACTGCGCGATAGGTTCTGCCCATTGGGCCAGACACAGAATGGCGGCAGGTTAGGCCCGGCGACCTGCACATATTCGCCGATCAACCGGCCATGGCCGAAAATCCCTGCCACCCATCCGGTACCACTGCGCAGGATATGCGCTGTCATCCCCGGCATCAGCGCGATGCTGGCCTGGCCATTGATGGTCTCACTGGCGTTCGGATCAATGGTGAGGGCCGCGCTGCCCACATTCAGCACCAGCCAGCCGGCACCAGAGGCCACAGCGGCAACCGCGGGCAGATTGAGCGTGGCAGCAGCACCGCCCGAGAACACCACCGTATTGCCAAGATCCGCGAGCGCGAGGTTCGCCGTGCCCGCAATCGCGATGACTTCCCGCGCGGCCGGGTCCACCACGCTGAACACATCCTTGGTGCCGGCTGGCAGCGCGACCAGCCCGCCGGAATTGGAGGAGGCCAGGATGGTCGCGCGCGTCAGTGACCCTGGCGAACCACCATCGAAATCGCCATAGCCAATCTCGAACCCGGTGCTCCATTGAATGCAGTATTGGATGCGCCGTGCGGCCGCACCGAAGGCCACCTGAAAACTGCGTGCATTGCTGGCGGCAGCACTGAGCACCAGCGTGCCAGTGCCGGCGGTATCGGTGCTTTGCTTGGCGCGATAGGCGATGATTGGCATGGGTTACCCCGTCATGTGCTGGCGCGGGCCAGGATGGCTTCGTTTTGGGCGGTCAGGCGGCGTAGTTCGGACAGCAGGTTGCGCAGCACTTCCGTCTGCGCATTGCCGGTCGCGATCACCGCCAATTCCAGCCGATCTGCACCCGCCACTTGCGCTTCAAGCAAAGCGCCAAGATTGGCGGGATCGCTGCCGGGCGCGGCAGTGCGGAGCGTGCGGGCGACATCGGCCACCAGTTCCGCAAAGCTGCTGGAGATGCCAAGGAAGTCCTTGGCAATCGGCAGCGCGATCTGCGCGACGCGGGAAAATTCCGCGAGTTCTTCGGGCGTTGCACCATCCAGCAAGGGCTGCTGTGCAGCAGATAGCGAGGCCAGTGCCGCGCCATAGCGCGCCTCCAACGGCAGGCCGCCCAGATCGCCCATGGTCAGGTTTTCCAGCAAGCCGCGCGCAATGCCGCGCATTTGGGCCGCCAATGCCTCCGCCTGACGGTCGAATTCGCGCATGACAGCCAGACGCTCATCAGCGATGGTCTGTTCCAAAGCCACCACGCGGCGGATGTATTCCTGACCGGTCTCCTCGAGCCCAAGCTGGAATAGCTGCTCACGAAAGGCGCGCATTTCAGTTTCGGCCCGTAGGTCGAATTGGCCGAGCGCCACGCCGCGACTATCGCCATTCAAGGCCATGCGGCGAATGCCAAGTGTGCGGTCAATGATATCCAGATCCCGCGCGCGGTCGGCTTCAAGCTTGGCGATACGCTCGGCACGCTGGGAATTCAGGTCGGCCTCGGACAGGCCCAGATCCTTGGCCTTGGTGATAGCGTCATCGTAAGTCTTGGTCAGCGCTTCCATGGCGGATTTGAAGGCGCTGGTTTTTTTCACTGCGCGGCCAAGAGGCTCAAATACCTGCGTCACGAAATCCGCGGCAGAAAGCGCTTCCTCGAGATTACCGCCGCGCCCGGCCAGCGTGCCAAAGGCGGTCATCTGATTGGCATTGTCACTGCGCAACTGTTCGACCAGTGCGGTCATGGATAGTTCGCGCGGCGAGCCCGATGCCTGGCCAAAACCGACTGCTGCCTGACCCGGTGCGGCAAAGCTCAGATTGCGTGCGGCGATTTGCCGGTTAATGGCGTCAAGCTGCTGCTGCACCTCGGCTACCGCGCCGGCCTGGTCCCAGCGCTTGCCGCGCGCCCCACTGATGGTGAGCAGCCCGGCATCATCCACGCCCAAAAACACATCGCCGCCAGAACGCGCTGCCATGCCTTTCTTGGTTGGCCCAAACAATCCGCCCGCCGCGCCACCGATGGCACCGCCGACCATCATGCCAAGCGGCCCGCCCACCAGAAAGCCGATGCCCATGCCAAGGCCGGTGCCGATTAAGGTCCCCGGCATGGGATCCGCCGTGCCGCGCAGGCTGCCCGAGATGGTGCCGCCCGCCATACCCAGGCCGAACCCCATCGCGCCAGCGCCCAGCAGATTGCCCAGCGTGACTGGCGCTGCGGCACCGCCACCACCGGCAAAGAAGCCTGCCTCACCCGGCAACGCGGTGCCGGCAAAGAAATTGCTCTGCGTCGCTCCAAAGGAGGTCGGCGTATAGATTGGTGTGGAGAGCAACCCACCCGCGCCAGTAAGGCCGAGAGACTCACCAAGGCCGCCCGTGCCGCCGAATAGATTGGGCGCACCCATGTTCAAAAACGGCAGAGGGGAAAAACTGAACATGCCCGCGCTGCCGCCTGCGCCGCTCGGTACGCTGGCGGCGGGCGTTATCCCACCCGCAGGCGCAGCCCCACCAAATGCCCCCATCAGGCTCGGCCGCGACGCACCGAATACTTCATTCACCAGCGGATTGACGATGGCGAGCTTCGCCATGTCAGTGACCACACTCGCCACCACCTGCCGCGCGATGGAACCGAAATCAATCGCCGCCTTGCCGCCCATGGCAAAGGCATTCACCAGCCCATTGCCAATCCGGTCCAGCGCATTCTCCCCGATCGAGGCCAGTGCATTGCGCGACCGTTCCGCGAATTGCTGTGCTTCCTGCTCGGCCTTGGCTGCGGCCTCACGCGCAGCGCGGGCGGCAGGGTCAAGCTGCGACAGGGTGCGATTGTATTGCTCCTGCGTGATGCGCGCGGCGGCCAGCGCGGCGTCCAGCGCCTTGACCTGCTCGGCGTATTTCTCCTGCTCGGTCGCGGCACCTTCCGCCAGCGACGTGCCGCGTTCCACCAGACGCTGATATGCGCGCTCAGCCTCGGTCAGGCGTTCTGTTGCGGCGCGGGTAGTCTCAGTGCGATCCGCAAGACGTGCCAGCGCCTCGTCGCGGTCCTTGTCGGCGGCAGCGCGCAGCCGGGACGCTTCCTCACCCTCAATCGCGCCGCGCGCGGCCAGGGCGTCAATCTGCTGCACGCGTTCGGCATGTTCGGCGCGGACGCCGCGTTCCTTGTCGAGCGCCTTGTACAAATCCTCGAGCCGCGCCTGATCGGCCCGGCGTCCGGCGATGATGGCACGCTGGCTGGCAGTATAGGTTTCCGCCTCGCCAGCTTCTTGCGCCTCACGCTCCAATTGGCTGCGCCGCGTGATGAAGGTTTGTAGCTCGCGCAGCGCGGCCTCGCGCTCGGTACGCAGGTTTTCCAGGTTACGCCGCATGATGCCGCGCGTGCCGCCGGGCATGGCGGTCTCTGCAAGGGCTGCCTCGGCATTGGCAATCTGCTGGTCCAGCACCGCCAACCGATCCCGGCTGCGGTCATAGCCTGCGCTCGCCTGTTCCATCGGCGTGCCAAGCCCGACCGCCACGCGGCCCTGATTGACCGCTGCCGCCGCCGCCTGCGCCGCGCGTGCAATGCCCTGGGACAACCCAAGCGCGCGATCCAGATCGCCGGCAAAGCGCGACATGGCTTCGCCCAGGATGGAGAAAGCCCTTCCCATGGTGGGCGGCATTTTCTCGAATTCGGCATTGAGCGATTGCCCGGCACGGATCAGCGCAGGCATCACCACATCGGCCGTCAGCTTTCCGGCCTCGCCCATCTTGCGCAGTTCGCCAACACTGGCGCCCAATTCGCGCGCCAGCGCCTCCGCCAGGGTTGGCATGTTCTCCAGCACGGAGCGCAACTCGTCGCCCTGCAGGCGGCCCGAGGCCAAAGCCTGGCCAAGCTGCATGACGGTGGCGGAGGTCTCGGCCGTGCTGGCCCCGGCGATGATCCCGGCCTGTTGCACCGTGCGCACCAGGGCCAGCACCTGATCATTCGTGGCGCCGATCTCCCGCGCCGCGATGGCAAAGCGGGCAAAGGCATTGGCGCTTTCGCTGATCGCCACACCCGTCTGCTGCGACAGCGCATAGAGGTTTTGATAGACCTTCTCAGCCGCGCTGAAGGACCCGGTCGCCGCTTGCAGGCGTGCCAGTGATTCCGTTGCTTGGTCGCCCGCGCGCGCAATGGCGCTGCCTGCCGCAGCCGCGCCGACCGCTACCGCTGCAATCGCTGCCGCCGCACCGCCGGCGCGGCCTGCGACACTGACAAAGGCGCTGCCCGTGCTGCCCAGGCTATTGCCCAGCGCGCCAAAACTGCGCACTGCCGCATCGGATGCCGAGGCCAAGCCGCGCATGGCGGGCTGTGCCTTGGCGCTGGCGCTATCAATTTGCTCAAGTGCCTTCTTGCCATCGGCGCCAAGTTTTTCGAGCGACCGACGCACGGTCTCGGCATTCTCAGCCGAGAGCCGGATGGCGATGGTGCGTGCGGCGCCGCTCATGCAGAGTTCGCCAGTTCAGCGACGATGGCGCGCGCCAGGATATTGCCCGCACGTCGGCGCACGCCCGCGACATCAAGCCGCTTGTCGAGCCTGACCTGACGCATGAGAAAGAACATCGGGACAAACCCCTGGGCGAGAGTGGCACGCGCCAGGCGCTGCTGGCCGCGCCGATGGCCGGTGAGCACTTCGACATTCGCGCCGGCGAACAGCCGCAAGCGCCGCCGCTTGCCGAGGCCGCTCGCGCCACGCACGCGCAGGCACCACAGCCGCACGGCCGGGTTGGATTTGGAGCGGATGATGAAAGCCTCACCACGCGCGGCCTTCATCTCGGCAGGGGTGACGCGCAGCCCACCGCGCGATGAGGCGCCGCGCCGGCCACGCGTGGCGTTGTAGCCGGTGGGGAAGGCAAGATAGCGCCCGCCCTTGGCGGCGATGGGCAGTCCCTTGTCGAAGGCCTCCACCAGCTTCGGTGCATTGGAATAGACGAGCGCGGCCGGGCGAAAGCTGCGCGGCGCGGCGCCCGGCGGCGGGTAGAGTTTCAGGCGCCAGCTATTGGCGAGCGCGCGGCCCTTGTCGGAGAAGCCCGCGCCCCGCGCCTGGGCGCGGAGCTCGGCTTGCACTTCCCGCCCGGCGCGTTCCACGCCACGACGCATGGCGCGCGCGACGTCGCGGATCTCGGCCTCCATGGCAGCACGGAGGTCGCCGCGGATGGTGGCGAGGAGAAGGGGCATTCTGAGCTCATGCAACTCGATCTTGTTCGGTATCAACGTGCTTGGTTTGGCGAAAACAGATGGCTGGCTTGACACACAAGGGGTTCCTGCCTCAACCACTGGCAGTAGTTTTGAATCAAAATATGAAGACGACCATTTAAAACATATGATTGGGTAATTAACTTTAGTGCTAGTGCCATCTTTTCCCGAATAATTCAGGTCAGGAAATTGAGAATGCCTAACAACCAGCCTGAGAAACATCATTTTCTCCCGGCCTTCCACCAGCAACCATGGGCCGTGGGCAACGATAGTACGATTTGCGAGATGAAATTGGTCAACCGAGAGGTGAAGTCGAAGCGGGTGCATCCCAACGCCAGCGGCTATAGACGTAGACTCTACACGACGGAAGGAATCCCCGATGAGAAGGCCCAGCACCTTGAGACGGACTTCTTCAAACCATTAGACACGAAGGCGAGTAATGCACTGAACTGTTTGCTTAATCTGAACAAGAAGCAGTGGCCAGCTGAACTACCGCAGAATTGGACGCACTATTTAATGTCGCTGATGTATCGTGATCCTGAAACCGTCTCAATCGTGAAAGAACACTCCAAAACTATTTGGCGTGAGGGTATTGCCAGTCTTGAGCCGGATTACGCAAACCATCGCCACCCAAACGATCCAGACGCCCTCGCAGACTTTTTTGCGATTAACCGCCCAGCAGCGGCGGAGGTTGGTGCCACGAAACTCATGATGAATATTATAGGCAATGATCGTGCTAGGACCGATATCGCGAAGATGCACTGGTCAGTAATCCGATTGACTGGAAGTCGATTCACGCTCCTACTCTCCGATCGTCCATTGATCCGCCCTCTAGGCTTGAATGAACCAGACGCGTTTATCATTTTACCGATTGCACCCAATGCCTTTTTTTTGGCTTCAAATAATCCCAAGGCTTCCGACACCATCGCTTCATGGAGTCATACTAGGCTAGTCAGACAGATTAATCTCGCTGTTGTTGGACAAGCGGTCGAATTTGTATGGGGCGTCGACGATAGCCAACTACGTTTCGTACGAAATCACTTCGGCAAATCACCATTACCGCCGCCCATCACGGCGGCTCAGCGTGAACGTGCCGTGGCTGCAGCGCGTGGTAATATCATTCGATAATCATCACTCCGCATTCATGACGGGGCGAAGAGTTGCGTGATCGATACTGAGGACAAAGGGTATGCATTATTCCATTTTGGAAGACGCCAACGAATTGCTCACGACCGCCTCTGCATTCGCCAGCACCGCAAACCCATCCACCACCCAGGCGGCTTGGTCATTCACGCCGCCAGCATCTGGCCAATGCGCAATGCCGCCCATGCCGCCGCGACACGCCGCCCAAAGCCGCACAAAGCCATGCCAGGGCTCAGCAATGACCAGCCGAGGATTCTCCACCCAAGCCTCACCCCCCACCAACCAATCGCCACCCTCGGCGGGTCTCAATCCACCGTCATAGGCGCTTGGCTCGCGGGCGATGGCGAGGGCGCCGCGGAGTTTTTTTCCGCATCCCGACTTGGTTGCATCAGCGCACTCGCACGCCAGCCGATCGGCTCAATGTCCTCCTGCGGCAAAGCATCCATCAATGCCTCGGAGACCAGGCCGCGATCGCGCTTGAAGGGCGGTAGATCGGCACCCTCCCAGCCGCGTAGTGCATGACGCGCTGCCACCCAGGGCAGCATGCCGATGTAACGCTGCCGCGCTGCCAGCAGGCCGGCATAGCTTGGGATCGCCGCGCAGGCGGCCTCGATCATCGCAAGCGGTGCCTGCGCTTCGGGATCATCCGGCTCGGCCTCGGCGCGCGCAATGGCGACCGCAAGTTCCTCGGCATTGGCGGGCGCGGCTTCGGTGATGGCGAGGCGCAGCGCTTCCAGCATCTGCGCCTGTGGCGGATAGATGCCACCATCACGCGCAAGATCGGCGCGAAAGGCCTGACGCTCGCGGAACGTGAGCGGTGCGATCAGGTAGCGCCGCTCAGGCGCATGGGGTGGCGAGAACCATTCCGCATCGCGGCGGGAAAAGACAACGCTCATGGGTATCTCCCTCAAAATTGTGCCAGGAATAGCGGGCAATCCGCGCCATCCAGCTGAAACCCAATGTCGAATTGCCCAAGCCCATCGCGCTGCCCGGGTCGCATGGCGGTGGCCTTGGCCGCCGGTGCGATGACGCAAAAGCGATTGCCCGGATTGGCGCCCAGGATCGCCATCAAGGGCATCGCCGATCCCAGACGAAAGGCGTTGAACAGCGCAACAGCAGTTGTGGTGCTCATCAAGGGATCAATCGCCCCGCGCGCATCACGCTCGGTCGGTACGGCCGGATCATAACCCTCAGCCGCTTCGGGGTTATCGGGCAGGATGACATTGACGCCGGCATCCAGCGTCAGGCGCCGCGCGCGGGCCAATTGCTGGTTCAATTGGCAGCGGCCATTCACAAAGCGCGGTGGCGTCGGGCGAATGATATTGTTCCACCCGGTCGGCAGCGCGGCCGCCGATTTGTCGAGCAATTGCGCGCGCAGATCGAAAACCAGAAAGCCGATACCGCCGGTGGAAAGCTCCAGGCTCCAACTGCCGACTGCACCAGTAAAGCGCCAGCGCAGCCCATCGGCATAGAAGTAGAGCGTGGCGGTGCGATAGACAGCCTCATCCGAGGTTGGGCTGTAGAGCACATTGGCCGGGATTTGCGCGAGCGTCGCGACAGCGCCAGGGGTGGCCATGGTCTCGCCCAGGCTCGCGACACGCGCGGCGGTGTAATCAATGATGCCGCTGACTAGGCTGCGATCACCGGAAAGCAGCAAGGGCATGCCGCGATAAAGCTGTGCGGTGGCGGCGAAGGGTGCGGCGAGCGTGAGGTTGGTCGTAGTGCCGCTTGCGGCGGCGGTGGGTGCGCCAATGGCCGCATTGGTGATGCCTTCGGCCATGGTACAGCAGCGCAGCAATTTGCCCCATTCCGGCGGCGTCGCCGGCGTGCCAGACCCGCGCAATGGCACGCGCAGCCGAATACGCGGACGCAAGCCACCGACAATGGCGGGCGAGCGATCGAGCGAGCCGGTGAGCTCGTTATTCTCCACCGTGATCGGATCAAAATCGATCTCGCAATCAGCGGCGAGCCAATCGGCATTGGCGGGCGTGCCGCCAATGGCGTCCAGTCCGGGCGTGATTTCGATTTTCGCTGCCAGGGCGGCAAAGCGCATGCGCACGAGATCAAGGCTCATGTCGCGGTTCCTTTCGGGATGGGAGGAGGAGGATTGCGGTCAGGCGGACCAGAGGCCGCCATTGGGTCCGATGGCGAGGATGCTGAAGCGGGCGAGGAATTCCCCGGCAGGAAGGGCGGATTCCTCGGTATCATACATGCGGAATTCCGCGCCCTGCTCGACAACATCGCCAAGCCCGGGTGCGGCGGGCGTCCAGCCGGCGAGCAGCGAGACAAGGCGCGCATGAAGCGTGGACAGTGCCTGTTCTGCGGCAAGATCTGAAACACCCGCCGCAAAGCCGGAAACCACAAAGCCGATGCGATAATGCGTGCGACCCGGTTCCTCGGTATCGTCGGCCTCAATCTCCTCACCACGCAGCACGAGGCGCGGCAGCGTCTCAGCCTCGACATCCACCGGCGCACGGCGCGCGCGGTCCAGCGCCACATCTGGCAGGCCAGTGATGATGCGCTCGGCAATGGCGGCCAGCGCGGCTTCGCGGAGCGGCAGCGTTCCACTCATGGCGCCCGCGCCAGTGTCAGGCGCAAGGATAGGCCGAGCGCCTCGGGCTCCACCTCCTCAATACGCCAGGTCTCAGGTGGCGATAGACGCCGCAGCAAATCACCCCGCCGTGGCGTGTCCGGCGAGAGGTCCGCGACACGCAGCACCGCCTCCAGCGCCACCCCGCGCGCGCCAATGGCGCCGATCTCTTGCGCTGCGGTGGTGAGCATCGCGCGCAAAGGCCGCCAGGGGCCGCCCGCCGCCGCGCGCCATTCCGCCGCGACCGCCATGTGCGGATCCGCGAGCAGCGTGGCCATCGCCCCGTCAAAGGCGCTCATCGTTTCAGCACCTCGACAATGCGCGGCAGTGTCTTTTCGGCGGAGCGGCCAATGACGTAGCCGCCAAGGCCGATCTCGACGATGTTCCAGAGCTTGAGCGCCTCGGCCTCACTGATCCCAGGCGCCGACCAGCCAAGCCAGCGCAGCACGATCAGGATGCCGAAGGTGATCATCATCATTGGGCGCCAGCATGCGGCGAGCCAATGCTCCGACTGCGCTTCGGTCTTGATGATATCACCGGCGGCTTTCTCCAATTCGCCAGCGCGTGCGAGCAAGGCGGCGTTCAATTCCGCCTCAGCCTTTTGGCGCGCCTCCGGGTCCGGGAATAGCCGCTTGAGCGCATCGCCCAGGATCGGCACCAGCGCGGGCAGCAACGCGCCGATCATGGGTACTTCCCCCGATCCAGTTCGAAATGCGGACCATCGGGGAAGCTCGCCCAATCACCGCCCCAGGTAATGGCAACACCAAGTTTCTGTGCTGCCCCTTTCACGGCGCTGGCCAGTTGCGCATAGAGAGGCCAGTCCCAGCGGATTTCGCCATTCTCCGGCACGCCATCCCCATCATCCAGCCAATAGCCGAGATCCACAGCATGGCCTGTCAGATGACGGCTGTTCATCGTGCGCGATGCACCAAGCGCGACAAGCTTGGCCTGGCGCTCACGGGAGCGCAGCCCCTCCAGCACAATGAAGGGTGCGGCCTTGCGAGCCTCGATCACTACCCGCACCAGATGGGGATGCACCCCTTGCAGGCGTTCGTGATCGCGCGCCAGCATGTTCGTCATGTTCACGCCCCCGCCGCCGGGACGCGGTTGAGCCAGACGCGCACCGTGGCATCGGCAGCCAGCGCGGCCTGGGTGGAGATGCCCACCTGGAAATTGCCAGCGGCGGTCGCGGTAATGCGGCGATTGGTATTGTCCCAGAACACCCGAACACCGGCGCCGATGGCCAGCGCCGGTTCCTTGGTGAGGTCGAACACGCCCGTGGTCCCGGCCTCGATCATGGCGTTCTGCACGCCATCCACGGCGGCGACGCCGAACAGTGCACCGACCAGGACGCCCTGGCCGGCGGAAACGCCGGTCGCATAGGGAACGGCAATCGCCAGGCTATTGCCCGGCTGGATGAAGTTACGCATGGAAAGAACCTCCTGAAACGCAACAGGCGCCCCGAAGGACGCCCGTTGCGCGGTTGCGATGACGAAAAAGGGTTGGGAGTGATCAGGCGCCCGGATTGAACCAAGCCCCGCGCCAATCAATGGCGCCAACGCCGAAGTCGAAGATCACGCTGACTTCGACACCATCCACGCCAGAGACCGGGCCGGTGGTGACCTGCGGCCCCTCCGCGCCATTCAGATAGCCATAGACATAGACCGGCGCGGTGGGTGGATCGGCAAACAGGTACCAGCGATTATTCGGGATCAGCGGTTCGACCAGCGGCTGGACAAAGCCGGCATAGATATTGGCGTTGCTGATCTGCGTGGCGCCGACACTCACCGTCAATTGCCGCGCGGGCAGTTCAAGGCTCGGGCCGACCAGCAGCTTCATGGCATTGCCTACGGAAATCGGCAGGCCATCCAGCGTCTTTTGGCGCAGGATCGCAGCACGACCGGCAGCGAGGTTATTGATGTCCAGCGCACTGCCCGCCGCCGCCTTATTCAACCGCGCGGCAGCCGTGCCGAACACCGCAGCAGGGCCATTGGTCAGTGTCGGGCCATCGCCATTGGCCTGATTGAGCAGCGCATAGGCGGTGGCATTCTCGAAATCCGCCACGCGCCGACCAATCGCGGCGGCGAAATCCGTGAAGGCGCCAAGGTCATCATTCACCAGCATTGGCCGCGTCACACGAATGCGCCGTGCGAAGGTTTGCAGCAGGACGATTTCCTGGCTTTCCGACATGGTGCCGGCCTGGATTTCGCCATTCTCCATCAACGGCATGAGTGTCGGGAAATCCCCGACACGCAGATGCCGGTGCGGCTTGAAGTCGCGGAAATCGCGGCGAAGGAAGATCTGTCGATAGCTCGGCGCTGCCGGCTGATAGGCCGCCAGCAGCATCTTATTCGCCGCCGCCGAGAGCAGCAGCGGAAAGTCGGAGGTGGTGTGGAACGCGCGTTCGGCGAGCAGTGTTGGGTTGCGCGGGACATTGCGTTCACCGCGGACCCGCAGCAATTCGCCGATCATGTCAGAAGGCCGCCAACCCATGAATTCGGCGTGGCGCCCAGCGCCTTGCGGCTGGTAGCCGGGCATGCTGCGCGCGGCTAAGGCTTCAGCCATCGCATCAAGGATCTCCGAAGGCGAGTCATGTCCTTGCCCGGTTTCCGGTCGCGCGGGGATGGCGGGCGGTGCGGCGCTTTTCACCATGGCGTCGAACAAGGAGCGGCGCGCCTGGTCCGGGTGCCAGCCGCGCTCCACAGCCTCACGCCGGATATGCGCGGCGGTCTCCGTGCCGACCAGGGCGCGGGCGGCTTCAATCGCGCCATCAATACCGGCGATACGCTCACGCTCGGCACGCTGTGCCTCGGCACGGAGCGCTTCGAGGTCAGGCGGCGTTTCCACCGTAGTGGTTGCAGGCGGCGACGCGGCGGGCGGCGCCGAAGGGGCTGCCGGGGTTTCCGGCGTCGTCTCGGTCATAGGGGGTTCCTCATCAGGCAGGGCAGGTTCAATGGCGAAGGACGGCGCGCCCTGCGGCGCCGCGCCACGCACTTGCGCATCCCGATCAACCGGAATGGGCACGATGGAAATCTCAAAGGGTTCCCAATCCACGGCGCGGTAAATCATCTCGCCGCTCACCGGATCGGGGCGCTGGTCATAGCGATGCACGCGATAGCCGATGCTGACGGCGCGCAGCGTGCCATCGGCAATGCGCTGCCAGAGCGGTTCCACATCGGCAGCGGCAGAGAATTGCAGCCGCGCATGGCCGCGCCCGCCTTCAAGCCTGGCAGCAATCACACGGCCCAACACATCACGCGCATCACTGCTGCGATGGGTATTCAGCACAGGCGCATTGCCGGAGCCGAGCTGCGCCATGCGGACCGCATTGGGCGACATATCCAGCTCCTCGGTGATGCCGCCAAGCGAGGGCACGAAGTTCCGCGCCCGCGCGCCGGTGGACCAAACGACCTCGACCGTGCGAGCGGCGCGATCGACGGTTGCGGGGGCCGTGATGGCACGGCGGGCGGTAATCGATTGCCCATCGGAGGGAAGTCGATCGGGCAAAGCGGGATCAACCGGCGCGGGATCGCTCCCGCCCGGGTCGGTGGTTTCGGTCATGTGCTATTCCTTGACTATGTAATTTCTCACACTAGGATCTAGGTGAAAAAAAAATGACTTAATTACAGATGCTTGAGGTATTTTTGATTATAACATAAGAATAGATTACATTATTTTAATGTGCTATTTTCGCTTAAAAAACTATTTCCGCTTGACGTGTTTATTCGGATTGTCTATTCGGTCTTCCGGGAATTGTTCCCTAGCGCGATCAAACCGCGCTCCACCTTGATAGGAGTTCCTCTGATGAAATCGACTACTCTTCTAGACGAAGTAAAAGAGTTATTTGAAGGGATCACCGATCTACTTGCCATGTGTATCGGTGCTCTGTTTTTCGCGATCTGCCTTTGATTGAAGGGGCTCAATCATGAACAAGAAGAAAAGCCTCAGTCCCTCGAAGCAACAGTGGGGCGCAGTCGCTTCAGCAGCCGGCACGATGGCGTATGTATCGGGTCCCTTGGGCGCCGCGGTCACGGCGATTGGTGCGACAACGGGATGTGTCATTGCGAACTGGATGACGTGGACTCCGGATGATGGGTCCAACGAGTCAAGCGCTCACCTCACCCCTTAATGTCAGGGCTCGAAAAACTTGGAAAACCTTATTCCCTTGCAATGCAACATTCCCCTCTCTCTCTATCAGCGCGTGACTGAAGCTGCCTCCGCGAGAGGCCTAAGCTTGCCAGCGCTGCTACGTCTATTGCTTGAGAAGGAGTTTTCTAAGGATCCCGGGCTCGTGTCGGCACCCGCCTATAAAATGGAGGAAGGGTATCGGTGGAAAACCGTTTTCCTGCCCAGCGGTACTCTTCTCTCCTTCCATCACACCCCAAAGGATGGTGGACAAAAGCGTCGAAGCGAGATTGCAAAGGTTGTAAACAATAAGCTCATGTACAACGACCAAGAGACCACTCCCTCAGATTTTATCAATCAATTTTTTAAATACCCAAAGAATGCCTGGCGTTCGATTTGGGTAAAGCGACCGTATGACACAGGCTGGACACCTGCAGAACAGATTCGCAAGGCCGTAGATCAAGCTGAAGAGCTTATTCAGGAACCCGCGCGTGAAAGAAACAATGTTCTGGAGCCTTTGAGTTTAGCCCCTCAGCTTGCTGAGCCTAGCGCTGCCCCAGAGCGCCCATTTCGTCGCTTCGGTAGTTTACCAATTTCCGACAAAATGGGGCCGAAGTATCTGTCTGCATGTTTGACAGTTTCACATCTTTTTGAAAATCCCATCAAGGATATTAATGATGAACGTCTTCTCATAAAAGACAAAGATTTCCATGAGAAAATCCTAGACCCGATAAGTGAATCCAAGGGGATGTTCAATAGGATTGTTCGTCGTGATCGTCATGACTGGGAACACGTGTCGCTTATCCTAGGGGCACCCGATGTTACCCTTTGTCGCCGCGCTGCGAATTGGCTAACGGAATTACGAGTAAACTTGCTTGCCTTCAAAAAAATCGCCGATGGCGCACAGGAAAATCATGACGAGGTAACGCAAAAGCTTGACGGTCAACTCCAAGGTGACTTTGGTCTGATACTCCGTCAGCGTTTAGAAACCGCTAGCCTTGCTCTCGAAGCTCTTGGCTATACACGCAGCGAGTAATCGCCTGCTCTTGTCTAGTTTATTGATACACTACGTGCCCCCGGCCGCCCCGGTCGCGGCGATTTCCACCGCTGCCATTTGCGCCGCGTCCTGTGCGCCGCCGGATTTGGCGACACGGCGCGGGTCGGTATCGAGTGAGATGCCTGCCGCATCCAGCGCAGCATTGGCTTCGCGGATCATCTCGACCGCCGAGCGGAAATCATAGCCAAAGGCACCGGCGGCTTCGGGCTGCGGCACAAAGCCGGCACGTACCTGGGCGATCAGCGCTGTGGTGTCTTTCAGCGGATCAATCATCTCATGCGCCGGCGGCACATGCGCGACCCCCTTCGGCATAGCATCGCCCCAAAGCCCGACCAGCGCGCCCTGCGCATGAAAGCGCTCGGCGATGGGCCGCACCAGCATCGGGATCAGCATGCCGTATTGCACCTGTTCGCACAGCCTGCGGAATTCAATCTTGCCGGCGCGGAGGCTGGAGTAATTCGCCTGGGTCAGATCGCCGGAGACCTGGTCGTAGGTCAGGCCCGCACCAACAGCAGCGGCTTCAAGTGAGCGTCGCGCAAAAGCAGTATGCGATCCTCCGCCGGAGGGGTTGACCACACTTACATCACCCTGGCCGCGCCGATACAGGATCATCCCAGGCTCGAAGCTTTCCACTGCGCGGCCTTGCGCGTCGCGTAGCAGACCAGGGTTGGCGTCGCCCGGCTTAGTCAGTGTTTCCTCGCCATCATCGGTCACCACGGCGGCGAGGCAGGCCTCGATCTTGGCCTTCATCAGCAGCGCGGCCTCGTAATCGCCGAGGTCGCGCAGCCGGAGCAGCACGGGCGCGAGCCAGGATACATCGCGCAATTGCCCAGGGCGGCGCTTGCGAAAGATATGCAGCACATCGCGCGCGGGGATGAAATTGCTGGCGAGCCGCGCGCCAGGCAGCATCCAGGCACCGGGATGGGTTGGGAAAAGCCAGTATCCAAGCGGCTCGCCAAAATTCCCAAGCGCGATGCCCTGAATAGTTGGCGCGCCATTCACCACGCCATTACGCGCCGTATCTAGGTGATCGCTTTCCAGCACCTGCAAGCTGAGGCCGATTGGGTTCCGCGGCGACGTTGGCACTGTCAGCAGCCGGATGAAGCATTCGCCGCTTTCGACGACTGCCCGCATGGCCAGCGCTTGCAGACCGTAGAGATCGAGCTTGTCCTCCGCATCGCAGGCGGTGCTTTCCGCCCAGGACAGCCAGGCCGCGCCATGCGCCGTCTCCGGCCAGCGGGTCGTGATGCCCGCACCGACCGCATTGCCAGTCCAGAGATCCACGATGCGCGCGGCATAGGGGTCATTGCGCACCGCATCGCGCGCGCGCCGTGCAACGCTGGCAGCGGCCATGCCGACCTCGCCATTCGCGCTGCCGCCTGAGGGCGACCAGGTCGATGCGCGGTTCTCCTGCGCGGCTGCGTAACCCCGGAGGGCATTCCAGGCAGCGCGCAGGTGAAGCTTCATTCGGCAGGAGCCCCGGTCACTGCATCAAGCAGCGCGCCGGCGGCGTCGGCGATCGGGCCATGGCAGGCCTCGCGATCGGCTGCGACCCAGGCGAGGGCGAGGCTTGCTGCCTCGGGCGGCGAGAGCTCCTTCTCCCAGGCGATCTGGCGCAGCCGGGCAAAAGCACGGAATGCCTCATCCGGCACGCCAAGCGCTGCCGCCAGTGTGGCGGGTTGCCAGTGCGTCTGTTCCATCATGCGTTCCTTGTGAAGCTGGCGAGTGTGACGCTCGGCCGCCGCGCAGTGGCATTCTCGGCGCCGTAAAGCGCCGCAATGGCGCGGCCCAATTCATCCAGGCTGCGATATTCGACTGTGCGGCCCTCGAAGGTCACGCGTGTGACGCCGCCAGTGAAGGCCGCGACAAGCACGGCAACGCGGCTGCCCGCAGGCTGTGCCAGTGCCCAGGCGAGGGTTGCGGGATCCAAGACCGATCACCCGCCCGCGCCGCGCGCAAGGGCGCGTAGGATTGGCAGGATCTGCGCCCCACCCGCGCCAAGCGCGATAAGAACAGCAACGATGCCCCAGATCGCGCCCTCAATCCGGCGTGTCTGCTTGCGCAGGCCACAGATCTCCGCACGCACCGCCGTGTAGCGCTCGGCGCAGCGCTCGACATGCAGCGACAGATCCTCGCGCTCGCGCGCGTGGAGTTCCCCATTACTCATATTTTCCTCCGAAACTGGATCAGCGCGGCAGATCGCCGTTTTTAGTTTTGGTTGCGCCTAGTTCTTGACGCGTCTACCATTCGGCTTGAAGGAGTTGGAGTAACTCATGTTCGGCGCTTCACTTTATTTGCGGTTTTTTGAAGCCGTAGCAGCCAGTCTGTATAGCAGCCGTTGGGTCATTCTGATCGGCGCCATTTTGGCGTTCATGAGCATGATTTTTGCTCCAGCTCTTTTGCTCCCTATCGCTGTAATTTTTACCCTGGCAGTAGCGCTGAAATTCTTAATCGAGTTTTCTACTGACTTATCGGATGGCGATGGCGATGGCGGCAACCTAAGTTCCGACGGTGGGGGAGATGGTGGTGGTGGCGGAGAATAGAGGCACTTCTTTCTGACCCAATCACCGCAACCAACCGCCACGCGGCGCCAGCCAGCCGGGCCGCCGTATCAGCGGCGGTGGTTCTAGGCTTGGCGCGGAATTAGGCGCGGCAGTCTGGACGGATTGTCTTTCCACCGGCGCATTCGCGATGTCCTCACGCAGCCTGTGCCAGAACCGCTCACCATACCGATCCGCACCCAGCAACCACAGCGCCGCGCGCGCCAGCACGGCACAGTCCAGTGCCTCATTCCTCTCCCGCAGCTTCGCCCATTCTTGGCGTACAAAGCCGCGACGGTCTTTCACTTGGTGGAGCTGCTCGGCCACCAGCTGCTTGATCCATTCAACCTCAATCCCCTGCGGCAAATGCACCCAGCCGGGTGGGAATTCCGCCGCCTCGCCACGCCCGAGCCAAAGCCGGCGATAAAGATCAACCTTCCAGGTCGAAACCGACACCGTCCAAAGCTTCAACCCGCGACGCAGTTTCCGCCCATCCACCAGCGCATCGACAGGCGTCGGCCCCTGCACCGGCTGAGCCCTATTCCAACCATCAACCCCCTTGGTCGGCGCAATGCGTGGATCGCGCAGGCGCCTCAGATGGCCATAGACCGCCGCCGTATCGCGACCGCCCGTATCAACACAGGCCTTGGAGATGCGGATCGCGCCGCCATTGGCCCGCGGCCAGTCGCGCGCCAGCAACTCCGCCAGCGCATCCCAGGGCGCACGCTCGCGCGGGCTGCCGGCGATGACGATGTGGTCAACCAGCCAGGAGGAATAGCCCTCCGCCCAGGCCCAGACATCGCATTCCAGCCGATCATCCTGCACATCGACGCCCGCCGTCAGCACCAGTGCGTCCTGCGCCACAACACCAAGCCGGAAATCCTCGCGCCGCTCCACCAGGCGTTCCCAATCGGGCGCCTCTCCACGATCTTGCCAGGTCTCGCCAAGCACCGTGTTGCGGAAGGTTTTCAGATCCTCGGCCTTGCCCTGCGCGGCCTCCCAATCGCGCGCAATCTGCTCCCAGGACAACCAGCCGACAGGGGAATAAAGTGCCGAGATGTGAAAGCCGATGGTATGCGGGTTTTCCGCCGATGTCGTCGGCCGCCATTCGCCGGCGGCGAGCATGGCAGTCTTGTGATGTTCCTCGATCGGCGTGTCGCAATCCTCGCAATGATAGCGCACGCTGCGCGGGTCGCCCTTTTCCCAGATCAGGCGTTCGAATTTCAGCCACTGCATGGCGCCGCAATGCGGACAGGGCAGGAAGAAGCGCCGCTGGTCAGAGGCAGCATATTCCCGTTCAATCCGGCTGCGCCCGGCGATGGTTGGCGTTGACACCAGAAACGCTTTCCTGCGCCAGCCGAAGGTGCGTGCGCGAGCCTCGGCCAAGGCAATCGGATCACCTTCACCTTCGATATCGCCGGGATAGGCGTCTACCTCATCCAGAAACAAAAACCTGGCCGGCATGGAGCGCAGCCCGACCGCGCTATTCGCGCCCGTCAGCACCAGAATGCCGCCCGGGAATTCCTTGGACAGCATGGTATTGCCGCTGTCCCGCGCGCGGGCCGGCGCCACGCGTTCCCGCAGCGCCGGGGTTTCCTCCAGCAATGGATCAATGCGCTGGCGAGAAAAGCGCTTAGCGAGTTCGACGGTCGGCTGCACCGCCAGTATCGGTGCGGGAACGTGATGCAGAATGTAGCCAAGCCAGTTATTGCCTGCCTCAGAACCTCCGGTCTGCGCGCCTTTCATCAAAACGATCCGCCGCGCCGGATGCATGGCGGAAAGCGCATCCATTATGTCGCGCAGATAGGGCGTGCGGCTCGTGCGCCAGGGGCCTGGCTCTGACGAGGCACGGCTGCCCAGGATGCGATGCTGTTCCGCCCATGCCGAGACAGTGAGTTGCGGCGGCGGGCGCAGCATGGCCCCGGCACGGCGGCGCACATGTTCACGCGTGCGGCTCTCACTCGCCGCCGATGCCGGGAGGGTCGAAGCGATCGGAAGCCTCCGTTAGAAGCTCATTGATGTGCTGCTGCAGAATGGTTTGCAGCAAATGGGGTTCGACGCCGAGTTCGGCGGCGATCACACCTGCGACACGCGCGGGCCAATTCAGCAGCGCGTCGCGCATGGTGCTGGCGATTTCATCAATCGTCGCATTGGCGGTCGCGACATCGAGCAGCCTGCCCTTGCTTTCGTCGAGCGCCAGACGCTGGGCTTCGACCTTCAAGGCAAGCTGCGCGACCTTGAGGCGAGCGAAGGGCGTGCCCTCGGCCGCCGCGCTGCCGCTAAGCGAGGAACGCTGCGGGTCCGAGGTTTCCAGCATCCGGGCGCGTGTCTTGGCGATGTCCCATTGGCCATCCGGTTCACGCGCGATGCGTCCCGTGCGTTCGGCCTTGTGCATGGTGGTATCGCTGACGCCAAGGCGTCGCGCGGCTTCGCGCGTGGAGGGTGTCAGTTCAGCCATGGCGGCGACCTCCCGCCGCGCGTTGGTGAGGGTTCAGAAGCGTCAGTGAGTGGCGCGCTGCCGCGCTGCGTGGAATGCGGCGACGGCGCCTTGCCAGTCGGCGTCATGTTCGGCGCCGATGCGCTGCAGGGGTTCGAGCGTTACCCTGCGCCGGCTGTAGTAGTCGCCCTGCATGCGCACCAGCCACCCGGAAAGTCCCTGTGCGGCAAGGGCGTCGCTGGCGGTCGCTATCTCTGCCTCGCTTGGCTCGGTGCGACCAAGGGACACATGCCGCCCATCGGTGCCCAAGACCATCCAGCGGATTCCAGTTTCTGTGCGCATCGTCATTCTCCGTCTTGCGTGACGGACGCTTCGCGCTGTGTTTCGCGAGAGCCAAGGCAATAAAGCGCCAGGGATCGCGATGATCCCTGGCTGATGCAATCATTCATGTCGCTGTGGCTGTGCAGCTTTATTCCGCCACGCGGTAGACGGTGTAGGACCCTTTGGCGCCCTGCTTGTTTGGACCAACTTGGCGAATGCGCTCGGCGATCTCAACCGTGATGCCTTGGCGCTTTTTCAGCCCAGCGAAAAATCCGCGCACCGTATGCTGCGCCCAGCCGGTGGCCTCGGCGATTTGCGCCACGGTCGCGCCCTCAGGGCGGCGGAGCATGGCCAGCACCACCTCCTGCTTCGTGCCCTCGCGCGGCTTGCGTGGCGCGCCCGTGGCGCGCGTGCCGCGCCGCGAGAGTGCGTTGCGCAGCATGTCCATCGCGCGCGCGATGGGGTCTTTATCCGCGTTGACCGGTGGCGTTTCTTCCCAGGCTGCCAGCAAGCGCTCGGCGGCTTCGCGCAGGTTCACGCTGCCCATGTTCGGCGCCTCGGGCGCGGGGTGGGCGGGTTCGGCGGAAGGCTGCTGCTCAGCCTGCGGCGTCTTTTCCTCCCCGTCCTGCAGCGCCGTGTCGCGCGCGGTGCGCCCCTCATTCGGGTCAATGCCAATCGCGCGCAGCCCCTCATCCGTCACTTGGATCAGGATCGGCGTGCCATCCCCATCCTTGCGCCACACCATCGCCAATTGATCGCACGGCGCAGCCACCTCAATCAGCAGGCGGCTTTTGATCAGGCTGTTCACCACCGCGCGGCAGGCAGCGACTGGCAAATGCTTCGGCGCAATCGCCAGCAATTGCGGGTGCTGTGCGCCATGGCTCAATACAATCCGCTGCGTGTCAGAAAGCTTCATCGTCTCGGTCTCCGGTTGCGGGCGCCGACCATCGGCCCCTACTGCCGGGAGCCCCGCGGGCGGACCCTGCGGGGCAGTGCGGCGCCGCCTTGCGGCGGGCTGCGTGTCAGTCTTGCGCTTCGGCGGCGATGCCTTCGTTGATCACGAAGCCCGTCAGGTAGGGCAGGCCGGCGGGGATGCCCGTCTCGCGGCTGGTGCGCTGCGTGATGCGCCAGCCCATCCACTCCGTGGTGGTTTTCGTAATCGCATCCGCAAGGCTTGCGCCGTAATGCATCTGGCCATTCACCCCATCCGCGAAGTGGCGTCCGTAGCGGCTGTCCAGGAAGGCGCGGACCGAGGCGGGATCCGTGCTGGTCGCGTCGTGGATCGCGGTGAAGGCAATCGGCCAGGCTTGCTGCGCATGTTCGCGCATGGTGCCCCAGAAACCCCAGTCTTGGTTTTCGGTGGAAAGGATCTTGCTCATCTGTTTGTCTCCGTCATCGGCGGGGGAAATCCCCTGCGCGTGACAGACCATTCGCGCTGTGATGGGGGCTGAGCCAAGCGAAATAGAGCGTCATTTCATTGCTATGATTCAGGCGTTTTGATCATGATGTGAGGGCCAAATGGCAGCACCATTCGGCCCTCGCTTTCGCTTATCGGCTGCGCTTTGCGGCGGCTTGGCCGGCTGCGTAGGCTTCCGCGAGAGAATTGCGGATGGACCAGACCGCGACATCGTGGAAATCGAGCGCATCGCGGTTTCTGGTTTCCAGCGTTTCAACCGAGGGCATGTGCCGCTTGGCGATTTCGAGGAAAAGCTGGGTGGTGTCGGTGGTGTCGTTCATCTTGGTCTCCTTGCTGTGGCGCCGGGGCAATTCCCTGCGCCTGAGGGACCATTCGCGCTGTAGCGGGGGGCGAGCCAAGCGAGATTGAGCATAATTTCGTTGCTATGATTGGCGAGTTGCAATCATGATCTATTGGTTACGCGCGCTGCAGTGACATCGGCAAAAGTTCGGTCCTCGCCATCAAGCACCGCCGCTTGCCCCGTTTCGTCCTGCCAGCGTTGCACAATCACATCGCAATAAGCCGGATCAATCTCCAGCAGCACTGCCCGCCGCCCGGTGCGTTCCGCCGCGATCATCGTCGTCCCCGATCCGCCAAAGCAATCCAGCACCGTATCGCGCGGCTTGCTGCTATTGCGGATGGCGCGCTCGACCAACGCTACCGGCTTCATCGTCGGGTGCAGATCGTTCCTGGCCGGCTTGTCGAAATGCCAGACATTTCCCTGGTCGCGCGCGCCGCACCAGTAATGCTGCGCACCGGCCTTCCAGCCATAGAGCATCGCTTCGAATTGCTGGTGGTAGTCTGCGCGGCCCAGCGCAAAGGTGTTCTTGGCCCAGATGATGGTGCTGGACCATTTGCCGCCCGCCTCCTGCCAGGCGCGATGCAGCGTTGGCCATTCGGAGGACGACATGCAGACATAGCTGGCGCCCTTGGTGACAGAGAGAAGGTTTGTCAGCGCGGGGCGCAGGAAATCCAGAAAACCCTTGCCCAGCGCGTCATTCGCGATGGTCATCTTGGCTGCCGTGCCGCCCTCGTAAGCAACATTATAGGGTGGGTCTAGGAAGGCCATGTCCGCGAGGTGCCCATTACCAAGGGCGCGCTCGACATCGGCAAGCTTGGTCGCATCGCCGCAGAGCAGCCGATGGTCACCGCAGCGCCAAAGGTCACCTTCGCGCGTGACGGGGTTGACTGGCAGTGGCGGGGCTTCGTCAGCATCCCCACTATCCAGGCCAGCATCGGCGGCGGCCAGCAGCCGGTCCAATTCCATGCCGGAGAAGCCCAGCACGTCCAAATCCACCGAAGCATCGTCACGGATGCGCGCGATTTCCGCAGCTAACATCGCCTCGTCCCAGCCGGAATTCAGCGCGATTTGATTATCCGCGAGCCGCAGCGCTCGCGCCTGGGGCTCGGTCAGATGCGCCAGTCGAATGGCGGGGACGCTCGCCATACCGAGCCGCTTGGCCGCCATCACGCGGCCATGGCCGGCGACCAGAACACCGGCACCGTCCACCAGGACCGGGTTCACAAAGCCGAATTCCGCAATCGAGGATGCAATCTGCGCCACCTGCGCCGGCGAATGCGTGCGCGCATTCTCTGCATAGGGCACCAGCGCCGCTACAGGTAGCGATACAACGGCGAGCTCAGGCTGCATCTGCCACCTCCGCCCGCGCAGCAGCGATCGCATCGTAATCGCGCCCATCAGCCGCCAGCGTCACCGGCTGATCCGGGTAAAGCATCCGCCAGCGCGCAATCGCCAAATCCACATAGGCCGGCGCCAATTCAACGCCGCGCACAAAGCGACCCGTGCGTTCCCCGGCAATCAGCGTCGTGCCGCTGCCGGCAAAGGGTTCAAACACCACCTCGCCAGTATCGGTGTACGCACGCATAAGGAAGTCCGGCAGCGCCACCGGAAACACTGCGGGGTGTTCGGTCTCAATGCCGCGCCCCTTGTGGCGGGTGATACGCAGCACCGCGTCAGGAATGCGCATGTCCTGCACGGGCTGCCCGATATGCGTGTAGGCCTTCACCTCGCCATCTGCGGCGCGCAGCCCGCTGCCCTTGTTCGGCGTGCCAGCCCATTTGCAGGGGATGATCTTGTTGGCCTGCCGCGCGCTGCGATTGAAGTGAAACACAAACTCGAAGGCCGGGGCCAAACGCCCATTCCAATCGCCGGGCAAGCCCGGCCCCTGGTCCCAGGTGTAAAGCCCAAACCGGCGCCAGCCCCGCGCGCGCATCCATTCCAACCAGCCTTCCCAATAGGGCTGCCATTCATTCTCGCGATGGATCAGGCCGAGATTGATCAGCGCCTGACCATCCGGCCGCAGCGCCGCGTCCAGATGCTGGAACACGCCCTGCATCAGCGCATCCCAATCCGAGACACCGCCAGTCGTGTAGGCGCGTTGGTTGCCATAGGGCGGCGAGGTGAACAGAATCGAGGCACGATCGCCTTCCATGACGCGCGCGACCGCCGCCGCGTCGGTGCTGTCCCCGCACAGCAGCCGATGCGCGCCCAGCAACCACAAATCGCCTGGGCGGGAGACCGCCTGGCGCGGTGCCTCAGGCTCGGCATCGGCGGGATCATCAGCATCATCGCCAATCGCAGGCGCGGCAGGGTTCTCGGAGGTGTCTGCGGACAGGGCCTCGGGCGCATCGCCGTCGGACACGGCCTCTCCAGCCGCCGCGAGGATGCCCGCAAGTTCATCCGCCGAGAAACCGAGCGCGGTGAGGTCAATCTCCGCCGCCTGGACGCTCGCCAAAGCATCTCGCAGCAGCGCCTGGTCCCATGTTGCGTTCTCTGCGATGCGATTATCAGCAAGCCGCAGCGCTTCCTTTTGCGCGGGCGCGAGGTGCTTCAGCACAATCACCGGCACCTTGGCGATGCCGAGCGCTTCCGCCGCCGCGAGCCGTCCATGGCCCGCGATCAGTACGCCATCCTCGTCCACCAGCAGCGGATTGGTGAAGCCGAAGGCCTGCATGCTGGCCATGATCTGCGCGAGTTGCGCCGCGTCGTGCACGCGCGCATTGCCGGCATGTGGGCGCAGCGAGGCGATCGCGCGGAGCTGGATCCGCTCGGCCATCCAGGGAAGGGTCATGGGGGATATCCGGGAAAGGTTGGGCGATGCTGAGGGCGCCGATAGGTGCAAACCAAGTGCAAACCTGAGGGGCTTGGGTTTGCGGCTAAGTTATTGAAAGGGCGAGGCTAAGGTGCAAACTGCAACCCATATTTTCGGCCTGGCGCTAGCGATGTCGAGCGCTTCCGCCCCCCGCATACAAAATCGCCAGGAAGGAACCATCAGGTTCACTCTTGGTTTCGCTATTCCTCTCTGGCCTTCAGCAACGTCACCTGCGACGAACTCACGATCAATCGCGATCACAATTCTTTAAGGTGAAGGCATAATAGCCGAAGCGAATTCCGCTGTACAACACGACAATCTTTCGCTGCACTACCTTTGTTTTCGCTGATCATGATTTTTTTGATGCCGAGGCAAAGCTGGAACGTGGGAGGGCATTATGACGTCCCATGAAAAATGCGGAAAGGCTACGAGTATTCGCCGCCTTCCATGATCTCTCGGGATTGCGACTTAGCCCACCTGCATCTACGGTCTGCCCTCCAATGGCCCAAGAAGCTTTGATGAGCAGGAGTTTTTTCCAATGCTGAACCGTCGATCAATGGTTGCCTTGCTTGTAAGTGCTCCGGCTCTTGCCACGCCCGCCCTGAGCCAATCTCAAAGCTTTCCAAGCCGTCCAGTGCGTATCATTGCACCTTACCCACCAGGTGGCGGAATCGACACGGTCGCACGTCTGATCGCCGGTCCGATGTCTGAAGTTCTCGGGCAGTCGGTCGTGGTGGAAAACCGAGCCGGAGCTGGTGGTTCGATCGGTGCTGCCGCTGCCGCACAGGCTCAGCCCGATGGGCACACACTTCTTCTCGATGCTTTGGGGCACGTGATCAATCCGCTTTTGATCCGTGATTTATCCTTCGATTACGCGCGCGCCTTTTCCCCTGTCTCGTTGGTCGTGAGCCAACCAATCATTGTTGTTGGCAATCCTAACTTGCCCATCCGTTCGCTCGCACAGCTGCTTGAGCGCCTGAAGCAGCCCGGCGCAGATTTTTCATATGGCTCGTCGGGCAATGGAACGGGCCCTCACATCGCGGCTGAAAGCCTGCTTCGGCAAGCGGGCGTTCGCGCTACTCACGTGCCGTATCGCGGTGCTGCACCAGCGTTGCAGGATGTGATGTCTGGCAACCTAGCATTCGCAGTCGTGACTGCGGGTTCGACGGTCGCGCTTGCCCGAGAAGGAAAGGTCATACCCCTTGGCATACTGAGCCCTGAACGAATGGCATCTCTGCCAGATGTTCCCACAGCCAATGAAGGGGCAGTGCCAGGCTTTGTTTTCCAGGAGTGGAATGGTTTGTTTGTTCCGGCCGGTACTCCTGAAGGTGCTGTAGCGCGGCTTCATCAAGCGGCGCAGCACGCTGTAAATCAGCAAGCGGTACGTGATCGTCTTGCGACGCTTGGTGCTGTGCCCATGGGCTCATCCCCGAGTTCGTTTGCCAGCTTTCTATCCGCGCAACGAGAGACCATTGCGCGGACTGTGGCCGCTGCGGGTATCACTGGAAGCTGAGCGGGTAGGCCATAGTCGTGGCGCGCCTCACGCCGCCCTCTGCCGCCCCGCCAACCCGAGATGCCCCGCCAGCACGCTGAGCGTCGCCACGAGCATCCCCTGCGCCTGCGGCGGCGGGACAGGCCGTCCGCCCCAGCCTTGGCGCATGGCCCATTCGCGCACCGACATCTCCAGCCCAACGACATACCAGGCGCAGGAGCCTGCCGCGCTGTCGTGCCCACCCAGCGCATTGAGCGCGGCTGCCACCCGACGCCGCGCGTCCAGGCTGCGTTCGGATAGGTCATCGCTTGCCCCCCCAGGCAGGCGCAGCAGGGCTGACCGCGTCACGCCATCCAACGCGGCTAGGTAGAACAGCGAGCGGAACGTAGCGCCGGCGTCGTGCATTTCCTGCGTGATCGTCCCGTTGGCCAGCATCATCCCCAGCGTATCCAACGCACGGCGATGCTGAACGGGTCTTCCGGTCTCGGGGTCGGCTTCCCGGATCGGTGGCGTGAAGTCGCCATGCTGCAGCCGCCATTGGGACGGGCCCATCGTATCCGGTGTCTTGGTGCGTTTCTGCTTGCGCTTAGCGGCCATGGTTCTTCTCCTGCGGCCGAGGCCCCCAGCGGCGCACGGCTTCGTTCTGGACAGCCTGGCGCAGCCAGGGGTCGGTGATGTCCTCGATCGCGAGTGAGACCACTCCCTGCTGCTGCCAGACGCGGCGGCGGAGTGCTTCCATCTCGGGCGTGGTGGTTGGGCTGCGCGTGCCGCGGTTTAGGGACGAGCGCGGCGGCGTTGGAGAGCCTGGGAGGGTCATGGCAGGGCCATCCCCTTAGGCTTGAGAGGGCGTGCCCCCCTATAGAGAGGGAGAAAATTCAATAATAATAATAATTCAATAGTTCTATGGCCCCTCAACAAGGCGCGTGCATGTGTACGTCTGCGCGCGCGCGGGAAATATTGAATTATTGAACTCTCCCCGCGATCCGGCCTTTTGCCTGGGTTTTCGGGTAGGCCAAATTTCAGTTCCGTCAGATAATTCATGGCGCGGCCTCCGCGGAAGGCTCTGAGCGGGGCGATGCCACGGCAGTGTAGAAGGTGATTGGCTTGGTCGTGCCGACCTCCTGCTCCACTAGGATGAGGCCTGCCTCCTGGAGGGAGTACAGGATCTCCTCGCGCTCGCGGCGCGAGAGGAATTGAGATTGCCGCGTCACCTCGCTGCGGGATTGTCGTCCGCCGTCACGGATGATCTGCAGCAACCGCTTGTGCTTGGCTTCCGTATCGTTGTTCGAAACCCTGCGCTCGGCTTCCCGCAGCATGGTGCTGATGCAATGCTCGACCAGACGCGATGCCCATACGACGTCCTTCGCCTCGGTCACTGGCTGCGCCGGATCACGGCTCACGGCGGCGATCATGGCGAGCTTCGCGGCGTTTTCGGCGTGACGGCCGAATAGCGCGGTTGCGTAGGTTCCGCGGTGCGACCGCAGCTTGTCTGTCGCTTCCCGCCGCACCACCGCCATGGCCGCCTCAGCGTCCGTACTGAGCCGCACGGTATAGGCGTGCATTGGTGCCGTGGCTTCCATCAGGTCGGCGAGATTGCCTCCATGGCTGTGTCCAGGCACGCCAAGTGCAATCGCCTGGATGGCCGCGACTAGATCGGCAGGCGGATCCATCTGGGCCGGCGTCTCGTTGCGTTCTGGGTAATCCTCGTCTGTCACGAAGACCAAAAAGCGGGCGATGGAGCCATCTGCGAGCGCGCCGCCTTCCAGCGCCGACCAGAACGGTCCAGGCACAGTGACGCCCCAAAGGCACGCGCAGGGCTGTTCAATCGTGACACGCGGCTTGGTTTTCTGGTCCGCGTATTCCGTTCCGATGTATGGCTCAGCCGCCGAGGTATAGAGCTTGGTCAATTCCGCCCAGATAGCTGCTTTGTGCGCCGGTGCACGGGGGCTGAGGACTGCCTTTAGGAATTGGCCGAATTCATCCACCTGGAACAGCCGCACGGGATGGCGCTGCAAGGATGTGAGCAGCCCGGCTGAGGAGGCGAGTTCCTCACCGCCAAGGTAGCGGTCAAGCTTTGCCGCGAAGATGGTGCGTTTGACGCAACGCCGCGCGTGGTCCTTGCCGCCGCCGCTGTCCGCAATGCCGACAGCATAGACGTTGCTGCGCAAATCGGTGGGTGTGCGGTATCGCCTGCCAGCGAGGGCGCCGATCATGCAAATACCTGCGCCAAGTGCCAGGAAGGGTTGCGGGCTTATCGCCGTCGCGTTCGCGTAGTCGAGAAAAAGCCGCAAGGCGCCGTCAACCTGCAGCAGTTCTGGCGGAACACGATAAGGCGCGGGTGGTGGTGCGCTCGGGGCGGCCGCAGCGTTTGCCTTTGCCAACAGCCCCGCCGCCGGATGCGGCATTGCCAATTGCTCAGCCACATTCCCATTCAGGATGATCTCAGGCGGTGGATTCCAACCGCGCTTTTCCGCCAGCCAATAGATTTTGCCTGCACCTGCGCTATGCGGTTTGAGTGTTGCCCAGCGCCGTTCTGGTGTGTCGCTGCGGCCCGATTGTCCGGACTTGCTCGCATTGCGCGACCAGTCGATCCAAAGCTCGCGGCCTTCCTCGCCAATCGCGGCTTTGATTGCGGCGCCGATGGTGATCCATTCATTTCCCGGCAGATCATCATTCGGCAGATAGGCCAGCGCGGCAGCGACAGCTTCTGGGGTGCCGCGCGGATCGGATGGCCCGCGCCAGGTGTCGCTCGGGCTATCCATGTTCAGCGTTGTCTTCCGCAGTGCCGCCGGCACCATGTCCCAGGCGGCGTCCAGAAAGGCGTCGCAGGCCGCTTCGGTTATCTCGGGTAGGTCGGCAAGCGGTGTGTCCGTCAGGCCGTCCTCCGGCCAGGCATAGGGCTGCCCGGTGACAGGATGGATGGCATAGGCGACGAATTGCTGCCCGCGTGCCAGCACTTCCAGCGGATGGCGCTTGCGCCCGCGAAAGGCTGTGGCTGCGCGATATACGAGCAAGCGCTTGGGCGCCTGGCCAATACGCAGACATGGTGTCTCGCCCAGCATGCGCTTCGCTAGATCAGTGAGCGCGACCGCGACCGAGGCATCGGGCACATCAATGTCGATGCCGACCACCGCACCGCAGGCGATGCCCACCGCGCAATCAGGCCAGCGGCGCCAGATGTCGATCTCGAAGCTTTTGGTCGCCCGATCGCAATGCCGCGTCCAATCCGGATAGGCCGCCCAGGCGCCTTTGCGGAAATGCCCCGGAACCTTGGCGCCCGGCATGATGGGAATGACGGGATAGCCATTATCCACCAGCCGCGCGCCGAATTGCGCCATGAAATCCTTCATGCGGCCCTCCCAGGCAAAGGCGGTGCGGGGTGGCTGCCGCTATCCAGGCGCTGTGCCAGCGCGTCCTGATAGGCGGTGACGATTACCTCCAGCAGCGTCAGCCATTCTGCATCGCTCAGCACCGCGAGATCGGTCTTGCCGATGCTTTCCAGATATTCGCCCGCCATGGGGCTCGCGGCCTGGATGGCAGCGATTTCGTGTTCGTCGGGATCAATCACGCCCCACCTCCGACGCAGCGCATGCATGCAGCGCATGGAACAGGCCCAACGTGGCGTCCCGGTTTTCAGCCGCGGATCGAACCAACCAAAGCAGCGCGCAGTGCGCAGGCGACAGGCAGCGCATCTCACATGAACCTCACGGCGGTGATTTCGGTGTATTGGCCGGTGGGCCGGACTTGGATGGCGATGGGGCGGCGCAGATGGTGCTGCTGTGCCAGCGCCTCGTTCACCGTCATCGGCGGCGGTAGATTGCCCGCACGACGCCGCCACCAGGACAGCGCCTTGTCGCGAGGAAATCCTGTGTGTTCGAAACACACCCATTCGCTGTGCTGGATAAGGCCGCATTCATAGGTGACGCGGAGCGATGCCGGCTTGCCAGGCTTTTCGTGGCGCGCGTAGCCAATATCCGTGACGTCGCACCAGGCCGCCTGGATCTGCGTGGACAGCAGCGCGTCTGACGATGCCTTCGCCGCCACCTTCACTACCGGCGGTGGGAATTCATAGTCGCACTCAATGCAGTGCCGCACGCTCGCGTGGTTGATGGTTTTGCATTCGGGGCAGGTTTTGATTGGTGCTTTACCGTCCTCTGCGGGTTCCTTTTTGCGGCCATCCACTGTGTCGATCGGGCCGTGCCGTGCTGTGTTGCCGGCGAAGTCCAGCACCAGGCAGTCATCCTTGCCCTCGGCAAGACGCGTGCCGCGACCGACCATCTGGACATAGAGGCCGACGCTCTTGGTGGGGCGCAGTAGCGCGATCAGGTCCGTGCCCGGCGCATCAAAGCCGGTGGTGAGCACATTGGCGTTGGTGACGCAGCGCAGCCTTCCGGCCTTAAACGCCGTTAGGATGCCATCGCGTTCTGGGCCGGGCGTGTCGCCCGTGACGGTCTCGGCGGAGATGCCGTGCTCGCGGATCGCGTCCCGCACATGCCGCGCATGGGCAACGCCGGAGCAGAATACCAGCCAGGATCCGCGGTCCGCACCATGCTCGACAATTTCGGCCACGGCGGCGCGCGTCACCTCATCGCGATCAACTGCGGCCTCAAGGTCCTTGGCGATGAACTCCCCGCCGCGTGTGCCAACACCACCGACATCAAGCTGAGTGGTGGTTTGCTTGGGGACCACCGGGCAGAGATAGCCCTGCTGGATCATATCCAGCACCGGCATCTCATAGGCGATGTCGGTGAACAGCCGATCTTCGCCCTCATGCAGCAGGCCGCTGTCCAGCCGGTAAGGTGTGGCGGTGAAACCCACGACCTTGGTGAGGCCGGCATTGATCTCCTTGAGCTGCGTCAGAAAGCGGCGATACATGCCGCTGTCATTCCGGCCCAGCAGATGGGCTTCATCGATCAGCACCAGATCGCAGCGCTGCACCTTGTACGCATGGCGATGGATGGACTGAATGCCGGCAAACAGAATCTGCGCATGAATGTCCCGGCGTGACAGCCCGGCTGAATAGATACCGGCTGGCGCATCGGGCCAGGCGCGCAGCAGCGCCATGAAGTTTTGCTGGATCAGCTCCTTCACATGGGTAAGGATCAGCACGCGGGTATCGCCATAGGCGGCGATCGCCTCCTGCGTGAAGCCTGCGATGCAGAGGCTTTTTCCCGTACCTGTTGGAAGCACGACCAACGGATTTCCCTCGCTGGCGGAGAAATAGTCGTAGAGCGCCTCGATGGCCGAGCGCTGATACGGACGGAGGGAGAGGGTCAACGCTGCGCCCCTTCCATTCCATCCTCAAGGAGCGGTGCGCAGCGCCGGCGCAGATCGAGCCTCGGGGCCGAAAGTAGAAGCTGGGACCGGAGCACGATCTGCCGCACTCGGTTCTTGCTGATATTGAACGATTGTCCGATGTCTTCGAATGTTTGTGGCGCGTCGCCATTCAATCCGAAATACATCTGCATGATGCGCTGCTCCCGCGGGCGTAGGGTGGCCAGCGCGGCCTCGAGCGCACTAACGGCGTCACCCATGGAGATCGCCCGTTCCGGATCGTAGGCAATTGAGTTGGTCGCGCTACCAACAAGTGCCGGTAGATCCTCTGCGTCGACTTCCCGCGTAACGCGGTTGGTATCCAGCGCCCGTCGTATGAAGGGCGCAGGGAAGAGATCCTCGGGCAGCCTGCATAGCGTCTTCGAGATGGCGAGGATGCAGCTGCGCCATTCTCCGTCCTGGCGCAGCGGCGCGATCTTGAGTTTCAGGTAGTCGCTGACGCGGGTATAGGAGACGCCACTGTCGCGTGCGAGTGCCGCTGCAGTCTCACATCCTGCAGCGCGCATCGCCGTCAGCAGCGCATTGTTTTTGATAGTGACGATCACCAGGAGATCGCGGTTCATGCCGCCACCCCCATCGTTACCGCATCTGCCTTGCTGAGCCAGCGACCACCGCGCTCACAGCCGGTGCAGATCAATTCAGCGATATGCGGCCCCTTGCCGGGCACCACGCGGAACATGGTGCCGTCGCAGGTAAGGCAGGGGCTTCGCGCGATAACTCTTTGGGATTGCGCTTCCGGCACGCCGTCGCGCCACTCTGTACCGTCGCGCAGCCGATAGCTTACCCAATCCTCGCCAGCATCCTCCTGCTCGCCGGCGATGAAGTCCGGGATAAAGAGGTGCGCGACGCAACCAGCCTCTTGGTCGCGCCGGCCAAGCTGATGGTTGTGCCGCGCGCAATGCCAGGCACCGTCATTGGTGGGCGAGGCATGCAGGCAGGAACGGCAATGCCGCTCAGGCATCGCGCCCTCATGACAGGTGGCGTGATGCTCGCAAAAGCGGCATTGCCACCATGCTGGATCGTCACTGATGCGCGCGGGCGGTCGGTTCGCGGCAATGATGCGCTCAGCCTTGGCCATGATGCGCAGCGCCGCCTCGGCGTCGTAATGCAGGCGCTCCTGATAGAGCTCATCGGTGTTCTTGTTCACCGCGAGGTAAAAGGCGCGATCCAGTCCCGCCAGATGCATGTAGGTCTGCATTTGCGCCCAATGCGGCGGCTTGGCCTTGGCGACGCCGTCACGCTTGAGCGAGAGGAAGGATTTCTCGCTATGGGTTTTGAACTCGCAGACATGCCAGGTGCGCGGCGCTTCGGGCAGCCCTATCGCCACAGCATCCATGCTGCCGCCAAAATGCCCGCCCGTATCGCGTAGCTGCCATTGGCGCCCGGTGGCCGGATCAAGATCCAGCACCGTGACGCCAATGCGACGGAGATCAGCGACAAAGCGCGCCTCCGCCAGATTGCCAGTATCGAATAGCCGTAGCAGTCGGCCCGTATGCTTCGCGCGCGTGGTCCAGCGAAAGCCGTACCAGATGGCGCGCTCGCATTCGGTGCCGATCAGTGACGCGCCCAGATGTTCCCGAAAGCCGTGATCGGCCGCCGCCTCATAGGCGGTGTAGATGGCCGATACGGTGGGCGTTGGCGGGATTGGCAGGCTTACCATGGCAACCCTCCCGATCAGGCGCGCCGCCAGGGGGGCGTGCCGCCGGTGCCCGGGCGGGTGGCCGGCGCGGGCGTTGTCGCGGGGCGGAGCGGCGGCGCTGCTTGGCTCGGCGCAACACTGGTGCTCCCTGCTTTGGCGGTGGAATAGCCAGACACCTTGTTCCGCGCCTCGCGATGCACGCCGTATTTATCGGTACCGGCAGGCTCGACCTTCAGCGTCACGAACAGCGGTTTGAAGTGTAGCTGCTCGCTATCGCCGACATGCATCTGACCCACCGCGTGGCAAATGGCCGACAAGGTGCGCTGCGCGATCTCCACCGTCTGCTCGTTGCGGTTCACCAGGTTCAGCTGATCGAAGATTTTCCGCCGCGCCGAGGGGCCTTCCAAGATCTCGAAGACCAGCTTTAGCAGCTGCCCGTCACCGGCCTTAGTCGGTGCCATTTCACTCTCGATCAACTGCGCGAGGTATTTGCCGGGCGGCAGCACTTCGAGCGGGACAGCGGGGGCGACCTCGGTCGCATCAAAGGTTCCATTGAGGGATGCCATGGGATCAGTTCCCTGTGTCTTGGGTGGGGAGGACGGGGGCGTTGGGCGCTGCCGCGTAGAAGGGAATGCCTGCGGCCAGATCGGCCCAGGCGAGCGGCAAGGTTTCTTCAAGGCCAAAGCGGTTCTTGGCCAGGAAGGCAGGGCGTTCGATTGTGTGCAGCAGCCGATCACCGCCGCTCACGCCTCGGACGACCTTCTTGTTAAAGCCGACGTCCGACTTCAGCGTGCTGACGCGATAATTGGCGAACAGCACTGCATCGACATGTTCCTGCACCAGGGCAGAGGCGCTTTTGTGCAGCTTCGGCTGGTAGCGGTCGTAGGGCTCGGTTTCCGGACTATCAAAGCGCCGGATTTCCGCATGGGCGATCAGCAAAACGCCCATGCCGCATTCATCGCGGAGCGTATTCACCGCATCCAGAAAGGTCCGCCAGGTATCCAGCGCGGCCTGATAGCCCTTGCCATAGCCGAAGGCTTCGATGTCGCGCTGATTATGCTGCTGCGCTGTGTGCTGCCAGATCAGCGGTTCCAGCCAATCCAGGCTATCAATGACGAGCGTCTGGAACTCATGCGCTTCGGAATAGAGACTGCCCAGCGCTTCCATGACAGCGTCAAAGTTGCGCAGCAGCCCGAAGGTTGCGGCGTCAATACGCCCAAGGCCGTCCTCGGTTTGCAGAAAGATCGGGCTCGGCGCATCGGCCGCGAGCTTGGTTTTGCCGACGCCGGCAACGCCATAGATCAAAAACCGTGGGGGACGCGTGTCCCCACCACGACGCAGGGATGCAAGGGAGATCGCCATCACGCGGCCTCCTTCTTTGCGCTGCGCGCCTTGGCCTTGATGACATCGATCTTGAGATCGCCGCCGGCACGGACCACCGCCTCGGCAAATGTCTCGATGGTGGGCTCAAAGGCGGCGACTTCCTTGGCGCGGGCGATGGCATCCCCTTCAAGGGGGATGATCACTTCAATGCGAAGCTGATGGTTCATCACGCTGCCTCCTTCGCTTCGAGGGCGTAGGAGGGCCGCAGCGCCGGATGATCGACAGGCAGGCGTGCGGCCTGCGCGGCGTCCATCTCGCGCAACTTCGCCAGTTGGGTGCGATTACTCATGTGTGTCTCGTTGGAATGGGTGATGTCCGGCTCTGGCTTGCATGACGGCGGCCGGACGGGCGTCGTCATTTTCATCGGGATGGGCGTCATGGCAGCACCAGCAGTTCCGCGATCCAGCAGAGCGCGATGAAACCGCCGGCAAAGACAGCGCCGATGGAGAGGTTGCGCAGCAAGTGGCCGAGGCGACGCAGCCGACGCATGGAACGGCGCGTCATGACTTCACCTGCGGTGCGGGCAGGCCGCGACCAATCAGTTCCAGCCAGACATGCAGCGGCACGACCACCAGCGGTGCGGCACGATCACGCCATAGAAACAGCGCGTCATGCGTGCCAAGCCAGCGTTCCAGCGTCTTGAAACCTTCGCCATCACCGCGTGCTTTAACTTCGGCGATCAGCGGCGGTTCGGCCGCGCCGCGCGCATAGATGTCGATGTCGGCGCCATTGCCGCGATAGTGGGTGGCACCGGATAACGGCACACGCTCGGCTGCGATGCCGCATTGCTTGTGGATCTCCACCAGCGCGCGTTCGCGCCGCAGGCCCTTGTCGCGAGAGGCTTTTCCCATTGCGCGCCTCACGCGGCTTGCGGCAGCAATGACGCCGCCTGGGGGGAGAGGTCCGGCAGGATCAAGCGGGCGCTACCCTGACGCGGCCGGGGGCGCGCAATGGCCAGATAGAGGTAGTCATCCGGCCCGAGGCGTTGCTGGACGAGATGCACCAAGCCGGTCTCCGCCATGCTCAGCGCCAGGACCTTCACGCCACGCAGACGGCGGCGCTCACTTTGGCTAAGCGGGCTCGCGGTCGGGGCCAGCTCAATGGCCAAATGCCCGCGCCAATAGGCGATGCGGTCACCGGGGCTTGCCGCCAGGAACCAAGCGAGCATTTCGGGCTCGCCGATCTGCGGCCGAAGGACAGAGGGTGCGCGGGTCAGCATCACTTCGCCCCCACTGCTTCGGGCTGATGGGCGACCTCATTTTCGAAGGCCTCCACATCCTCCAGCCGATAGACGACCCGCCCGCCGATCTTGAGGTAACGCGGCCCCTGATTGAGCCAGCGCCAGCGTTCCAGCGTGCGCGGGCTGAGGTTCCAGCGCCGGGCGAGGTGGACCTGATTAAGGTGATTCGTAGGACTATTGTTCATGGGAGTTTCGTCCTTTTTCCTGAGGCTTGGCGGTCCTGCCTCACCTTTTCCATGAAGGCGCAGACCCGATCTGCGGTCAGAAGGCTTGGCGAGCGGCCTTGGCGTAAATGCCTGATAAAGTTCGGATCACCGATGGATTCTCGGCCAAAATCAGTGGCTTTCATCCGGGTGGATTCCAGGAAGTCTTCAACTTCCGTGATGAATTCGTCGCTGTATCGGGTCGTCATGAGGTATAGGATTGACAGCCCAACTTGCGCTGGTCAAATAAATAAAATAGGCTATTACCTATCAATGGCAGATCAAGGAGTTAGGCACCATGGACCTCGATCCAACGCGTCTCAGGGTCATGAAATTGATCCAGCAAAGGCGCACGGACCTGAAAAAAGCCTCGCTCGCGATCGGGCGAAACGCCGCCTATTTGCAGCAGTACCTCTATCGCGGGATTCCCAAGACGCTGCCTGAAGATGCGCGCGAAGCGCTCGCGGCATTCCTTGGTGTGCCTGAAGAAAGTCTGCGTCCTGCCAAGACAGAATCGGCGGTGGAGCCTGCCTTGCCGCAGGTGGTTGCGGCGGCATCGGTGAGCGCGATGGGGGGCGGGATGCCTGGATTCTCTCAGGTGCCGGAACTGGATGTCCGTGCTTCGGCCGGGCACGGCGCCTTTCACGAGGGTGATGAGGAAATCAAGGCAGTCTGGATGTTTCCTGATGCCGTAATTCGCCATGAATTGCGTGCAAGATCCGCCAATCTCAGGATTATCACCATTGATGGGGATTCGATGGAACCGCTTTTGGCCTCAGGCGATCGCGTGCTGGTAGATACGTCGCAGCGTGTGCCGGCACCGCCTGGCATTTTCGTGATCTGGGACGGGCTTGGGATTGTTGCCAAGCGCATCGAGCATATCCCGACCGCGGAGCCATCACGCATCGTGATCAAATCGGTCAATCCAATCTATGGCGATTATGAGCGCCCGACCGAGGAAGTGAATATTATTGGCCGCGTTATCTGGGCGGGGAAGAAGCTGTGATGATCCGCATGCTTGGAAACCCGCTGCTGATTGTTCTGGCCCTGCTTGCAGCGCCAACCGCACGTGCGGATGGGGAAATGCAGCCGATCGGCCGTTTTTCCATTGACCGGACCGAGGTCTCGGTTGGTGCCTTTCGTCGCTTTGTTGCCGCCACCAGCATGGTGACCATGGCCGAACGCCAGGGCGGTGGTTCGGTGTTCGAAGCAGGCTGGGTGCGTAAGCCTGGCTGGACCTGGCGCACGCCTTTCGGTGAGCCTGCGGATGAGCGTGAGCCCGCTGTGCACATCACCTTCGACGAAGCGCAGGCCTATTGCCGCTGGGCTGGCAAGCGCCTGCCAACCGATGCTGAATGGCTGGAAGCCGCGCATACCGAAAGGCGGGCGTCGCCTCCGGCGCCGTTCCAGACCGGCGCAACCTATCCCTATCCCACCGGCGAACGCCCGACAGGGGCGAATTGTCTGCGCGATTGCGGTCCAACGCCTTTCGCGCTCGATCGCTCCGCGCGGCTCAGCCGAGGCATCGGTCCTGCACGCGTTGGCACCACCCAGGCTGGCGTGAATGGGCTCCATGACATGGGCGCGAATGCTTGGGAATGGGTTGATACTGCGCTTGGCAGCGAACGCATCACGCGCGGTGGTTCCTGGTGGTATGGCGCATCCCAAATGCATCGCGACCATCGCGCCAGTAAGCCCCCGGAAACTGCGGTGGTCTATATTGGTTTCCGGTGTGCACAGGATCGGAGGCCCTGA